ATGTAAGGAGGGGGTGTTTTTCGTGTACCCCTCCCCCATGTCCTTTGAAATATCAATAGATTGTTAAAAGATTAATAAATTCTTATGCATGAGAATTGATGCAAAATATCAATAAATTTAAAAATTGTTAATTTGTGTATTGTTTGGTATTAGTAACTATAGTTAATTTGGGTTTTGTTTTAGTTTGTCTAAATATCAATGATTAGTACTTAGATTTAATTTGCATTGTTGTTAAGCTATGGGGTTAACAAATAGAATTGTAATTCTAACTTTGTTAAGGCTTAACTTTCTTTTAGATCTTTACTTGTTAACTTTTGTTTCTATAAACTTTCTTGTATAGGTTAGTGAAATCGTACTTAATAATTTCATCTATAGCTCGTTCAATCTCTTCATCGTTTTCAGCATCAGAAAGTTCTGGAGAAGTTCTAGCAATCCTATCTACATAAGCAGAGGTGTTATAACCTTTTTCTGTGTCAAACAGAAACCAATCTTTAAACTGTGTGAAAGGATCAAAAGGATTGTCAATTGTTGTTAGTCTACATTCATTAGCCATAGTGATTGTAATCTCTTCCTTTCATTAAGAATGGGTAGCCATAAAAGCTTCACTTAGAATATCAATCTAGTGTTTTAATTACTTTTTTGATTTCTACATATTGAGCTAGGTAGAAAGTCCTAAAATATCAATGTTCAATAATGTTGCTTTGAAAGTTTAAGCTATACTAGGGTTACTTAAAAACTTATGGAACACCAATGTTTACTACTACCATAACAAAGAAAGTTTCCATATAGTTCTTTTACCACAAAGTATTACCTAAAATATCAATTATGAACAATTAATAAACCTTTTAAAATAGGGTATAGTAAATTTATTTCCCCAAAATATCAATTGTAATGGGGGGTTGTTTTTAAGCCCTTATAGAAATCACTCATAAAAAGACCCACTGAGAATATCAATCTAGTGTTTTTAAGCCCTTATAGAGAGTACTCCTAAAGGGTTCAAAGCATTATTCCTAAAAACTCACTGAGAATATCAATACTAGTGTTTTTAAGTTTTAAGCCCTTATAGAGAGTACTTCTAAAAAGCTCACTGAGAATATCAATCTAGTGTTTTAAGCCCTTATAGAGAGTACTTCTAAAAAGCTCACCGAGAATATCAATCTAGTGTTTTAAGCCTTTATAGAGAGTACTACTAAAAAGCTCACTGAGAATATCAATCTAGTGTTTTAAGCCTTTATAGAGAGTGCTCCTAAAAAGCTCACTGAGAATATCAATACTACGAATACTTATTTACTGTAGTAGATGACACGCCCAGCGCTTTTGCTATTTCAGCATTTGTATACCCCGAAGTTTTCATGGCTTGAATTTTTGCTTGTTTAGCAGGACTAAGCTGTGAAGTTGCTCTAGGTGTAGCCAATTGTCTAAGCTGATCGGAATCTACATACTTTACAATTTGAGAAAGTTTACTAGCAGAAATTGCACCAGCTTGTATTGCTTCCCATTCTTTTGGAGTAATATCAATGTTTACTCTATGTGCTCCAACTTTAGCTCTAGATGCAGTAAGTGCTTGCTGATTAGCTTTTTTAATCTCCTTCTTTGACATGTCCGGATTAGCTTTCTTTTTAGCAGATACAATAGTATTTGCCATTAATTGAGCTTGTCTTTCTTTCGGTGCGTTTTTAAGAGATAGATTAAGCTTTGCATTAAGAGAAGCAACTTCTTTTTGATAAGTAGCTTTTGCAGATGCCGAGTATTTACGATCTTCTGTTTTAGCTATCTCTTTTCTTGCTTCATTTGCTAAAGATTTCATCTTGTTAGCATACTGAGCATAAGCCTCTTCTTGAGGAGTTCCAGAAGACAATTTTCTAGCATCTGTAACTTCTGCCATTTGGGTACTCTTTTGAGTACGAACTTTTGTTTTTCCGTTCTTGTCTGTATATTCTTCAACTACTTCTTTAAATATCAATGAACCTTCTGGCTTAGACGGATCATACCAATCTTTTCCTTTTAAGTTAACTTTTGGCGTTCCCTTTCTCTTTAAAACATCTTTTTCAGATTTTGCTCTAGTTATCAATGTAGCAGCGCCTTCTCGGTATTTTCCATCTTCAATTCTTCCTTGATACTTCTTTTTTAAAGAAGCTATACCATTATCAATCTCACTCTGCTTGTAATCAAGACCGTGTTTTTCGGCATCAATAACAACCATCGAATGTTTTGTTGCTCTAGCTAGTTCTTCTTCAGTTGCCCCTTTAAGAGTCATGTCCATAATAAGATTGGATATCCGCCCCATCTCATTTTGGGTATTTCTCATTGGTTTAAATGTTCCTTCTGGTTTTCCACCATACTCTAATTTAGCATCAAAATTCTCCAAATCCTTGAGTGGATGCGAAGCTTTGATTTTTACTTTGCTATTAGAACTATTACAAGGAATAACCATAACAGTATCGCCATCAAAATCTGCTCCTGATAGCTGATCTGCTACTTTTTTATTAATACCAACGGCATCCTTAGGATTTTTACCTAAAACTTTTACACCCTCTGGCTGTTTGTTGTTTACCTTTAATATAGGAATCTGAAAAGTTCCTTCATGAGGATATCTTACTAATGCTACGGTCTCTCCATTCTCAAAGTTAGGAGCATAGACTTCATTATCTTTAATGCTTGTCAATGGAAATATCACTTGGTACTTTTGTCTTGGTAAAGCTGCTGCCTGCAAATGAACTGCTGCCGAATCACAATCTTCTGCAAAAGTTTGTAACATTGCTTTTTTAACTGTTGGATTTGTAAGTGACTTAATATCAGAGTACTCTTCCATTTTATCAGCCATAGCCATGTTAAGCTGCTTATTTATCAATTGCATACTTTGCTTTGCTAAAAACTGTGATGGTAATTTATCAGCCCATTCTCCCCAATCTCCTTCTTCTGCTCTCTTATTTATCAATGAAAGTTTTTTCTTACCGTTTTTATCATAGTAATAACTTTGACCACCTTCTTGCTTTCCAGAAATATCAGGGTCAACTATTCCTTCTTTGATAAGAGATCCAAAAGGATTATCAGGATCTTTCTTAATTGGCTTCAAAACAGAATTGTTCTTTGGACCAAGCATCGGGGTTCCAGAAGGTTTGTTAGTGTTAAATATCACATCGACACCATCCGGCATGTCATCGGAATAAACAGCCATTCCTTTAATATAATGAGTGCCATCAACCATAATTCGAACCTGAGAATAATGAGATCCACCCATGTTCAAATCATCAACGCCTCTTCTAATTTCGACAAGTCCATCTTTTTCTGTTCCGCCTTCGTCACCATAACGAATCTTTAATCTTTTTGAATCCATACTTTCAGGATATACAAATTTAGGATCAAAAGTTTCGCCACCATCATGAGAAACATAGTCTTCTGATGCTTGATGAACTTTATCAAAATTATAAATTTCTTTGTGCTCTGTTCCTGGAGGACAAATAACTTTAATGTTTGTTTGTTTGCCAGGATTAGTTACCTGAGGAACTCCTCCGCCATAAATAGGATATCCTTCCATCTCAAGAATATAAAGAGCCTGATTCAGTCTTTCTCTAGAAATACCGAGATCTCTTTCTACTCCTACACCAACATCAATCATTCCCTTTTCATCAATCTGTTGCCTTAAAAAATCGGCAGTTTTCATTGCTTGATTCATTCTTGCTTCTGAATTTTCATTTAAAAGAGATCTGATAGAAGAATCATTTTTGTATCCCATTATCTCTGCAATTTCATTAAGACTTTTACCATCTTCTCTTAAAGATTTTGCTCTGTCAACTTCGAGTTTTCTTCTTTCTGCATTTGCCAAAGATAGCTGAGTTCTAAACTGAGTAGAATTAAGCCCCATAGATTTTGCAATTGCAAGATCTCCGGTATAAGTTCTTCCAGTATCTGGATCTTTAAAAGTGAAATTTTCTTTACGAAGAGTATCAACTCTACTTAAAAAATCTCCACTATGCTGATACGGGTTTTCTCCTGATCCATAAGGATATCTTCCAGATCTTCTGGGCATTCCATAATGCATCAAAATATCATCAACCGTTGAGTCCATGACTTAATCCTCCTCTTTTTGATTTTTCATAATAAATTTATTGTAAGATATAGCTTGCTCAATTATTGGCAGTATTTCATCTGCCTCGGGATTATGAACAATTATCTCTCCTGATTGGTAAATTCTAAGTTCTATTTTAATATCACCAGGTTTAATCTTATACTCTAGACAAAATAAAGCTACATAGATTTCCAGTTGTTCAATATGAGCCGGCATCAGTCCAGTTTTTAAATCGTGTATTCTCAAATATCCATCTCTATACGAGATTGCATCTGCTGTACCAAAACAAAAATCTGAATAATATAAAGGCTGTTCTGGTGTCATCTTAAAACCGATAGCATCATTAACATAGTTCTGTAAATTATCAAAAACCAAATCAAAATCAATGCTTCTTAATACTATCTCTGGGATTCCAGCTTCAAGAATATCTATAATAACAGACTTTTTGTCATGCTTTGTTAATTTGTATCCGTACTTTATTCTCTTTTTTGCAACTTCATGTAAAGCTGTTCCGAGATCAGCAATATAAAAGCTACGAATTCGTTTAAGTTTATCTTCTTGTGAATTATCATTAATCCAGTAGTATTTACTACCTCCAAGGAGCGCGTGCTTTCCTTCAAGATTTAAATGCTTGTTGAATATCATTAAGAACTTCCTCCTTGTTTTCTGGACTTATGAATCTTGAAAAAGACATTTTGTTCATCAAATTTACATAGTATTCTTGGTTTGGTCTTTTTGAGGCGGATTTAGATTTTTTACATTCTAAAGAAGCCCATTTGTCTTTGTATAAAATTAAAAGGTCTGGTATTCCTTGAATATAAGTTGGATCAAGTTTGATTACCAAGCAACCTTTGAAAATATCCTTTAGTTCTTTAATTAGTCTAGCTTGAAACTCAGACTCTTTTTTATTCATAAATATCCATAAACCTCCTCTCCCGCATAAAGAGAAAAAGAGAAAGTAAAAGAAACGCATCTTTTACCTCTCTTCTCTCATAAAAGGGTATGTTTTTTGTGCGAAGCAATTTTTTAATTTGCAATTGGCTGAATCTTATCAGCATAGTTACTCCACATGCTAGCAGCTTTGTAAATATCAACACTACTTTCTGGAACAAAAATATTTACAACTCCATCTGTTCCTGATCCTTTAAATCTACCCGATAAAGTTGGTGGTGTTTCTGCTTCCACAAACAAATTAGTTACACCATTTCTAGAACTAAATATACCAGTTCCGATTGATGTGCAATTTGGGCCAATCCTGAAATTAACAGATTGAGTATGATTAAATGCATTATTACCAATACTGACAATACTAGGCAAAGAAATATCAAAAGACCAAGAACAAAAATTAAATGCCTGTTTACCTATGGTTTTTAATTCCGGAAGATTAATTGATGTAATTCTACTACATGATGCAAATGCACTCTCTCCAATACTCTCGCAAGAAGCAAGATCCAAATCTCCGGCAATATGGGATTCAAAAAAGCACTGGGCACCAATAGTTTTTACTTTCTTTAAATTATGCATTGTAATATTATCATCAAAAGTATTAATTTTATAAAAAGCATAGTTACCTAATGTTTCACAATTTGGAAGCTCAATAGAAGAACAACGTCCATTATAAAAAGCGTATGGCTCTACTTCTTCAATCAAATTTAAATTTATACTTCCTATGTAAGCTTTATAAAAAGTATACTGTCTAATCTTAGTCGCCGTACTATTTAAAACTTCATCAGTTAATGTTAATCTATTATCTGAATTATTTATTGCCAGCATGCTAAGAAGATCTCCTCTTACCGGAGTATTAACAGTGACTTCAGAATATCCATCTGCGTTGTCGTCAGATGCTGCATACGTTCCATTCTCTGTAATTTCTTTTTCAATCAAAGTCGGACCAGCAACATTAACACTTACAGCGGAATATCCATCAAGGTCTTCATCTCGTGGAATATAAATTCCATTTTGTGTGATTTCTTTTGAATCTAGATTAGCAGCAGAAACGTTTACAACCACACTAGAATATCCGTCTGTGTTATCATCAGACGATTGGTAAGTTCCATTTTGTGTGATTGTCTTTGTTCCTAATGTTGCTTGAGGAACATTAACTGTCACTCCAGAATATCCATCAAGATTATCATCCTCCGGATTATAAGTTCCATTCTGTGTAATTGTTTTTGCTCCTAATTCTGATGCCGGAACATTTACAGTTACTTCAGAATATCCATCAGCATTGTCGTCCTCTGCTCTATAAGTTCCATTAGAAGTTACTGCCTTTTCTTCCAAAACAGGCGGAGTGGGCGAAGGAATATCTACCGTAACTTCAGAGTATCCATCTGCATCGTCGTCCTCTGCTCTATAAGTACCATTGCTATCTATCGATTTGGTAACAAGGGTAGGAGTTATTGGAGTTTCTGCATCTCCGTTGCTACGGTATGTTACTTCCGTATCTCCGCTATCGCTCCAAAACGCATTATACCCAAGCCGTGTCGGGATTTCTTGCCCTGTGAAAGTGAAGTCGGTCGGCGTGGCAAGTTCGTACACGATGTACTCATCACCCAAAACTGCAAGCATATCAGATACCGAAGTATAAGCATCATTTCTGAATGTGATAGTCTGTGCGTTCTCGATAGCGGAACATTCCATATCAGCCATGTTTGCCGATAAATTTGAGCGTGAGTGTGCCGTTCTTGTTACATATCCATCGATAACGATACTAGGCATTTCTCCTCTTTCGTATATCTTCATGTTCAGAACATTTATCGCATAGAAAATCGGATTTGTACCGCCTGTGTAATAAGTCCAGTTCAAGTCTGAAATCTTTATTCTAGCGTGTGTTTCTTGCCCCTCGCCCTTGACCACATCAGGAGTACCGCCGTAAATCGTGCGACCTAAATCAGCCGTGTACTGTGTCGGGGCGGTATAGGGTTCATAGTCGTGTGCGGTTGAGCCGTATTCAATCTGAATATGAACAGCCTCTAAATCGTCAGATTTTATGTCCGTCGCTTCATCTATCTTAAATGCTATTCCGACATATTTAGCAGTATTAGAAAAGTCAACATAAAATGTTTGAACCCCAGACCACCCTCTGTACGTTCCTAAATATCGTTGTTCTTGGTCGAAGTAACATAAAAATAATTTGTATGGACTAGCGCATGAAAAAGTATATCGTCCTGCTTTCGGAATCGGAACTAAATCTTCTGTTCTTCCTCTTTTTGTGCTTGCTATTTTTAATTGTGCGTAAGTCGAGCCTGCAGGTTTACTTTCTGACATCGAGCCAATCTCAAACGCCTGATTCATCAGATTTTTTCCTGCGCTTACAACGTCTACTTCCGAATACCCATCAAGCGAAGCGGGCAAAGTGATTTTCCACGACTTTGTCGGTACATCGTCAGCACCATCTTCAAAATATACAATAGATCCACTCTCTGTTTTTTCCTTAAGAGCACCCATCAAATTTACATCTGTCGGCCAATCTTTTGGAGGATATGTTTTTGCAGTACCAAACTTTTTATTAAATACTGCATTCATTTCTTGTCTTAATTGTTGCGGAACATCTCCTTTGATTGGCAAATCAGATATCTTTGCTAATCCTTGATCGTTGTTTCTTACAATCAAGACTTTATCATCTTCAGAAATTGAAGACAAATATGGATAGTCTTGTAGTTTTGACATCTATTTTTCCTCCTTTAATTAATTTGTAGATTCTTCTTCATCTGGAATATCTACAAAAGGTTTTAAATTTTCCAATTTTGTAAGACCCTGACTATTTGGTCTAATTATCAGAATTTTGTCGTCAGCATTAATTGATTTGGAAATATCTGGTAAGTCTTGTAATCTTGGCATAAAAACCTCCTAAAATATACTAAAAATTGCTTCTTGGTCAAAAGCCCACTTTTATAGCCCTTATTTATATAAAATAATGATTTTTTTATCACAATTAATAGAGAAAAAAAGTGGGAAAGTGGGCAAAAAACCCGCAAACCCTACAGCCGCAGGCGTTTCAGCCTGCCCACTTTCATTTTAAAAGTGGGCAAAAGTCACCAAAAGTGGGCAAAAAACCCACATTTTTTCTCATTTTTTATAAATTTTTTTTGACAATTTTTTCAAAACCCAAATAAAAGTGGGCAAAAGCCCGTTTTTAAAAACAAAAGTGGGCAAGATTTTTATGAAATTAAGCTGTCAAAAATTTGTATTTTCTACGAATATCTTCAAACTTTTTCTCGTCAATATCTACCCAAATTCGATAAACTACGCCCTCAACAACATCTTTACCAACTCCAAAAGTTTGAACATCTACACTACCGTTAATGCCTTCTGCTGCCAACAATCTGACAGCCAACCCCAATTGTGTATCATTAGCGGCTAATAAAAATCTATTATTCATAATCCCGCCTCCAAAATATCAAACAAGCCAATTAACGCCTTTAATACACAAGCATGTAACGAGAATTAACAGAAATATCAGGACAATAAGAAACATAAATACTACTGTCACACCAATCATAGTTCCTAATATATTTGCTACCGAATTTTTATTATTCATAATCTTTTCCTTTCTGTTTAAAAATATCACCAATAAATTTTGTTTCATTAAATTTCTTCTTTTCTTTTAAAGCTTTACTTATAGCGCCGTCAATAGGAGATCTACTCTTTAAATGGTAAAAATATAGATCAGAGTATGGCGTATTCAGTCTGTCAATTCTTCCAGACGATTGAACCATAATCTTATAAGAATAGTTTTGTGAATAGAATATAATAGTGTCGGTTTTAATACAGTTCCATCCTTCTGCTCCGGCATTATACTGAACCAAATATACCCAACTGTCACAATCAGGAATCGGTTGGTGTTTATGACCGTTCCACTCCGCTACTTGAACATCTTTTCCATAGTAAAGACCTTTTAAAATATCCAATTCATAATCGTAGTTGTAAAAGATTATTGCTCTGGGATGTTTCTCAAATATCTCAAGGACTGCAATTTTTCTTGATTCAGCCGTATTCACAACTCTTCTCAAAGCTTGACAATATTCGCTGGCGTTTTCCAAAGGCTTATCCTTCCAAACATTCCATCTGTTTTTTGAAACCTCTCTATACTGAAAAGGATCATAATCAACAAATATGTCTTCATGATGAGAAACTGTTTCACGTTTGAAGTCTATGTTTACAAGAATTCTACTTCGGAGTCTAATCAACCTGCCAACATTCAAATATCTATCGATAATAGGAAAGTTAGCTTTTGTACGTTTATACACCACATGCTCATTCAAAAATTGAAATCGGTTTTTATAGAATCCGTTTGCTATGAATACCGGAATATAATCCTGCCACGTATCCCCAGGCGTAGCAGAAAGTAATATCCAATTATTCGTCCGGGCAATTTTTAGAAATGACTTTACCCAAACACCGGACCCAACAACTCGTTGCTCGTCAAATATAAAGAATGCTCCATTTACATCGGCATACTTTTTAATGTTGTTCCACGAATCTATTACGACATTATGGTCATAGATTGAAACTGACTTGTCTTTCGTAATATAAAAGTTAATCAGTTCTCCTTCCCAATCCAGGTCGTCTCTCTTTTTTGCAGTAGTAATAATATACAAATCTTTAGGCTTTGGCCTCATTCGTACGTACGATTCTGTACCGAGCTTTCCACCATTACAAATATAATAGTAAGCTATAGCCGTACGCGATTTACCGCTTCCAACTCCGCCGCATAATATACAGCCGTTTCTCATTTTATTAACAGCATCGATTTGACATTGTCTAAGATTTATTGTACTCATAATTAACCTCATAAAATATGTCTATCGTCCCCGCCAACGTTAAACACTGATACCATCGTTAGTAACTTGCCTTCGGTATCTCCCAAAAATATGTTAATTACTTATACACGTCAAAAGGAATATTGTCATCGTCGTATTTATCAGAGAACTCATCCTCTTCAATTGTAGCGTACATAGTCTTCAAATATGCCTTGATACCAGTTTTGCCATTAACTTCCCACTCGTGAGGTCTGATAGCAATGTCTACGTTCAAAAGAGTAGACTTGTCAAGATTGTTTCCGATAGAGTCCTCATCGAGAAGAATTTTCTTTCTCTTTGTAACGAGATAGATCTTAGGGGGAAGGTATTTGTAACTAACAGAAACCTTCATACAATAATACGGATCTCTCGATTCATCGTTAGGAACCTTAAGACGAACATTCCAACCGTCTTCGATAAGCTTTTTAGCTTCGTCCTCATCTTCAATGACTACATAAAAATTTCTATCTCCAGCTCTGTTATAACGGCTTTCTGTGCCGCTGAAGTTACGAAAAATAATCTTTGCGTTCTCAATTACTAAATTATCCAATCTGTTTTCCATTTTTTATTCTCCTTAAAAATATATGTTGTTTTTATTATTTGTTTATTCGTCCGGCGGTCCTTCAGGAATATCATCAGAAATAAACCATTCAAGATCGCCGTACTTTGAAATGGCACTTGCTGCCTCATCTACAAGATTGTTGTAATATGTCTTGTTTATACAATTTTCTTTCCCGAGATTTTTTACCATTTCAGATTCAAGCCATCTGTATCCCTTTGATCCGGTTGCTGCGCTGTACTTACCTTTATTTTCTCTCAGTAATATGCCTCCACCAGCTCCTTCGTTAATAGGACAGAACTGACCAACGCGTCCAATAAATACATAATCATGCCCGTCTGCAATCTTCTTTGACAGTCTGTTAGAAATATCATCAAACTTTTCTTGTGTGATTATTTCCTTTTTGAGGTCCTTTTCAGCCTTAGCAAGCTCATTCTCGAACTCTGACACATCCGGAAGCGATTCATTCATGTCCAAATATAATGAGCTGCTTACTGCCTTTGTCTCACACAAATCTTCAAATTTGATAGGTTCTTTACAGAATAATGTCTTAAATACAAACGGTACTTGAAACTGAGTGCCTGTTGCTGTCCATGGGGTCATTATCTTTTCTCCGGTAGGAAGCTTGAATTCATGAGGTCCATCTGCATACTTTGCAATATAAACTGCATCGTTTACAAGACAGATCTTCTCGTATGTAGCCTCGTGTTCGAAAGTGTAACCATATCGTTTGCCGAAGTCCATTACAAACTGAATGATCTCAGGTGTTGCGTTTGCAATCTTGATAGAATCTGTCTTAATATGTACAACAGTAAAACCTTTTTCCTGAACAGCATACTTAAGATCAATCATAAACAGAGCACCGCGCTTTGCAACGATGTTGTCTTTATTACGAGGATCACGGAACGCAGTATCAAATTTAGTTGCTGCTGTAAGACCATAGACAGAATTGATTGCTGTCTTTAACGCATTTGCAAGATCTTTGGATGTCATTTCGCCATTAATGACCTTTTGTACATATGGTTTAAGCTTTCCGCCCATCATCTTGTTGACCTTGTCCCACTCTTCGTGCTTAATATAGATTCTGCTTCGTACAAGATCTCTAAATATGCCTGTATACAGAACTCCAAACAGAATCTCGTTTAATGTACTATTCGGATGCATGGAGTTAATATCCAACAACGCAACATTTGAGTAAATTCCCGGTTCAGCGTAAACAAACCCACCCTCTCCGGATTCCTCGCCTCGATACATGGATTTCCCATTGTCGTTTGTATACCCCGGAAAATATGGCAAAATACTTTCTGCCTTTCCGTGAGGCTTAGCCATCATTTCCGGAGAAAGCTCTTCTAAGAACTTACGCTCCTCTTCAGAAATATGATGTACAGGCTTAGACAGATCTCTGTAGTTGAATTGACTCTGAGGATTGTGATTATCACCAAATATGATTTTGGTTGTAAGCGAGTTTGTTGTATCGTTTACAGACATATTAGCCAAGTCTGCCAGGATCTGTCTTGCTGTCCAGTCAGCCTTCAAATAATTGAATGCTGCTTCGGTAGCAATAACATCGTTGTCACAATATTCTGCAACTTTGATCCATTGATCCTCCGGAACGGGCTTATCCCATGGCAAACCGAGCTCCTGATGATGAATTCCCATTTCGATTTCCAGTTTCTTCAAACTCTTTTTGTTTCCGGCAGAAGCGAAATCATACACATCAGTATATGACAAATTATAAGCCTCGTTAAAGAAGCCGTTGCCATTACCGGATATAATTCTCTGAGATAACTTGTATAACTGTTCGTTTGTATAACCCATAAGTCGTGCATACAGAATATGATTATCGTACCTACGACAGTTGAAACCGACTAGACGAAATTGAATAAGATCCTCAATCTCTGCAGATGTTGGGTTTATCATTCGTACTACCGGATTACCGGTTCCTTCAACTTTCCAGTTAACAAGAAAGAGATTCGGAAACACTTCAATATCATAGAATACTAGTTTTGCGTTCGCACCATTCTTTGCGGGTTCGCTAATGTTTTCCGATTTGAAATGCATTTTGTTTACCAAACGGATACAATACTCAGCTTGATTAGTGCTCGATGCTGCAAATGCTAATATACTATTCCGCATGTCTGAAACATCATAGATCATTCCGTCAGAATATGCATCTTCCAAGATCTTATAAATAAAATCGATGCTTGGCTTTGTATATGCATGAATCTCTTTGTTCAAATTTCTTTTAATACTTGTTCTCAGAGCCTTTTCGTTTTTGATAACAAACTGATTAACCATTTTATCTCCTTTCAGTGGCAAACCAGAGTTAATAGTCGTGATTGGGACATTATTACATTTGGTAAGTTTTCTCCGAAGAGAACTATTACCCGTAAACACCTTTATCTCAATATGATCTTCAAATATCCTACTGAGTAGTGACGCATCACCAGGGTAAATATAATGTAAGTGAATCCCTTGACCAGATTTGCTAAGCTCTGCATATGTTGTTGGCCATTTAGAAGCAGCTTCAAGATTCCTCTCAAAACTTTTGTTGCCGGATTCGTCTGGAATATCGAAGTCGATGACAATATGATTTACCGGAACTTTTACATAATGCAGTTTAGATGTATTAAGAGATGATAAGGTTGTCTTTACTTCGTCCCATTTTTTAATCGGCGTTTCTTTCGCTGATGCATACTGGGCAAGACAGTCTTTACATTCTTCATCAAAGATTGAGGATTGTTCTGAGAAATTTAACCACTGGGGTATTTTTGATTTTGGATTTTCAACTTTTACAATATCCTTATCTTTTTTCTCATCAGTTTCAAATTTTTCTGTTCTGAAACCATAATAATAACTTCTCACTCTTGTTCCATCATCTAAAGCAAATCTTTCTTTATACTCTCGAAAATAGTTTTTAAGCTCTTCTTTAAATATTCTTTGAGAGAACGGATAACCAACTTTAGCCTCATCACAATATGTCTTATACATTTCCCATGCTGCCTTTAAAGTCGTTCCGTCTTCTCTCTTAAATACAACGTACGAATCAATTATGAAATTGTAGAAATCGTTTGATGCTCCGAGCATTGTAATCGGAATATAATCGTCATAACTGCCCGGATCATTTAAATATACTTCTTTACAATGATAGGCAATCGCTCCAAGCTCAAATCCGATTTGCTTCACCGTACTCTTATACTCTCTAGGACTGAGTTTATCACCAGTTGGAGATACATCGATCAGTCGTCTAATAAGACCTGATTTTGCATCTGTAATCTTTACCGGTTTATTTGTGCCCATAAATAGAAAGCATTTGAATCGGTTAGAATATGTCGATTTGAACTTCTCGTTTACCGTCATCAATTCGTGAGATACCAAACTGTTAAGTCTCGTGTTATCTTCAATTCTTGACAAGTCACCGTCATGCTGAATAGCAACAAGAGGATTGCTCTTGAATGCTTCCAAAGCAAATGAATTATTTGATGAACCAAGACTTTTTGCATCGAATACAGAATAATATCCCTCAAATAATTGCTGAATTATGTTAAGAACTGTCGATTTACCTGTACCTGCAGCTCCATAAAGAACCATAAACTTTTGAATCTTCTTAGAGTCGCCAGATATAATTGAACCAATAGCCCACTCAATTTTCTTTCGTTCTTCTTCAGAATATAACACAGACATCAGCTTATCGTACGCAGAAGTGTCACCGGGCTCTAAAGGATAGCTAAGTTTTTTACTTGCATAATCTTTTTTACCCGTGACTGTATTAGAAAATATGAGTTTCTCATCCAGCATATGAAAGGAATCTCGCATCTGCTTCTGGCAATATTTGTGCCAGGAATCGATCATTCCGGATTCAGCATCCCACATATGTAGTACTTTTACATTAGAATCGAAATGAGAAGCGTTTTCTTTTGCATAGGTATCGAGTTCGCGATCGATCAACTGGAGAGCGTCTTGCTCATCAGTAGACCATAAACCGCGTTCTTCGATCCAAATTGCATAAAAATCCCCACCTCGAATCATTAAATCGGAGCTCTTTTTTATGATAAACTTCGGGTAGATTTCTACTACACCACGCTTCGTAGAACGTGTTGAAATCATAAGAAAGTCAATCATCTTAATTTACTCCTTCTTTTCGTATTTTACAAATTTTTCATGCCTTTCAATTAGCGATCTGTACATAAATATATCTCCTTTCAAAAAGTATTAGTTTCTTAGAACATTACTTAAGTACCACATCATTTGATACCATATTTCAATTGTGCGCAGATCTTGTCGACAATTTGGAATTGTTACTAAGCCACCTTCTCCGTCTGGCTCGTATTCACGATTAATGAAACGATCAATGCAAAATATGACATAGTCCCTGTCAAATCGCTGATCTGTCATGGAACCGAGTCCAAGATTTACAATCATGTTCCAAAACCACTGACCGGTGCGATTTCCAACATCATCATCGCCCATAATATGTTCTTCACAACGAAGGGAAAGTGCGATCATCATCTCAAGTATGCTACAAGGATGATTGTCCAAATATGTCTCAATTTCACTATCTGGAATATTATTCTCATACCCAAATCTATAACGTAGATTAACACCGTCTTCAAACCTGTTACTATCTTGGCTAATAATATATACAAAGTCAATTTCATTTAGTGTAGTAAGAAGTTTTTCGTAAGACACACCCCGGGAAATTTTTGGATTATAAACCAGATTACACATCCACGCGAAATAATTATTAACTATTCGACTTGGCGTCATTCTTCCTCCCCATCGTCATCATCGTGATGCAGATAGGGCTTTTCTTGCTTCATCGCTTCAGAATATGTTCTGTTGTCTAGAAGAATTTCATAATCGCACATCCTCTGATCGTTTCTGACGTATACCGAATCGTCTTCGTATTCGCCAAAATGATCTAGAGAATCAACTCCGATGACCACATCTACATCGTCGATAACATCGTCATTATCATCGGTAAGAACTCCATCTTTGTAATATGTCAGACTAACTTTTTCATAGTTATAAAGCTCTCCAAATTCGTCTGGAGATATAACATATGGAACTTCTTTACCAAGTTTTTCGTCAGTTTCTTTGTTCGAATACTTTTTATTCAACTCCTCGTACTTTGAGAAAGAAGAATAATCAGTAATCGATTTCTTATTCAACGCTTTTGTTGCTTTAACCGCTTGATTATTACTCTGCTTAGAATCATTATCGCTAACATTTTTTTGTACAAACACTTCCTTTTTGTTTGCTACCGCATTCTTTACAGAATCAATCTCCTCCTGAGCAATTTTTGAATACTTCTTTTTAGCAAATATCCAAGTTGCACCTGATCCAATACCTAAACCTGCAACAAATATGGCGATTCCAAATAATTTATTCATAATGTTTTCCTTTCTTTTTGTTTACATGTCCTTCCAAATATTTCCGTCGACATTAAAGTCAAGCATGATAGAACGTTCGTAACCGTTAATAAAGTCTCTAACTGCCGGTCTATAAATATCATTAATACCAAAGTCGATGTAATTATCGATGTTTGGATTTTCAGGATCATATTCCCAGCCTACAACCTGACCAGCTTTTGTCGTAGGGTATCCAAGGGCTTTAAGAACATCGTTCAGGAAGACTCGTTTCTCAACCTTCAATTTATCATTGAAGAAGCTCTGCTGAGCTCTAAGAAACATCTTATTAAGTTCTGCATCTTTCTGCCAATACGGATTACTCTCGTCAAAGAACCTCACATACTCTTTTAATTCATTTGGATTTTTGTTTGTTACTTCGATCGACTTCTTAACGGTCTTTTCTTTACCGTTCTCATCTGTAACTTTTTCCTTAATGTCAGTAGGTGTAAGACCTAACTTAAGCTGACGATCAACCTCTTCGCCGAAGCGATCAACTACGTTTTTACGATATGCTTTGAATCCACTGTCTACAGTTGCATAAGCTGCAGCCATCGCACCATAACGCTTACGAGAAACACTATTGCTAGCAACAATTGCCGTAATAGACGCTACGCCAATTGCTACCGGTTTAGAATATAACTTTGCAATCTTGCCGGAAGTCTTTACATAGACTGCACGTCGTTCCTTTTTTGCTGTTTCTTCGTCTTTTGTATTGTTTTTGATGTTATCAAGCTCTTCTTTTGCATCGTGTAAAACATCATTTGCTTTAATGGTTGCTCTACAAGAAAGAACGGTGCTTGCTACAACACCTACAATACCAACCCCAATAAGAATTTCAGGGCTATGCTTCTTAAGTCCAAATTTAACATTTGAAATCAGGCTTTTAATTGTACTATTTTTACTCATTTTTATCTCCTTTAAATTCTAAAATATGTCTCATGTTCTATCAATACGGATTGCTCTGGTAGGGAATTTGATTCTATATGCAGAACCTACTCTTAAAATCTTAGCTCCAACCAAACTTGTCCACCCGTAACTGTTGAGATTATAATTGTAAACGTCTTTTACCCCTGCCAAATCATAAAAATCGGCAATACTTACAATTCCAAACTCTTCGATTACGTCATTCATACCGTCTAGTACCGCGTCAGCGTCACCATAAGATACAAATTCCAGTTCGTCGTAGTCTAAACCGTCACGATATCTTGACAAACTGTCTGTCGGTTCGGATCTTTTTCCTTCATAATATCCTCTATAAGAAATTTTAGAAGCACTCGTTTTATGAGCGCTCCCTTTTTCACCGTATAAGAACATATCAAGAGCATTTGTGACTACATCGCTGATTGCTTTCTTTAACGATGGAATAATAACGTTTCCGAAAATATATGTCTTAACACTAGCAGCATCTTCAGCAATCAACGCGTCTGCAATCTTACGAAAACCGCTTTTCTTTTTAGTTTTTACTTCACCTGATACTACCGGATTAACTCTTTTTTCAACAACCGGTTCTTTTACAGGCTCTTTAGATTTATGCGAATTGGACTTGTAATCTTCCAAAATATATCGCCCCTTTCTTTAAATATCTCTTTCCAAAATAGTAATCTCTCCAGGAAGAGTTACATTGTAATTTGGTGATCTTCCGTGTTGCCTCTTCCACTGATATGCCAAATTAGTTCTTGCTCGCTTTTCTGTTGTTGCCATTGTTCGTCCTTCCCAATCTCTTTGGACTACGGTATCAAAATTTTTTACAGATCCTTTATAAACGTATAAATTCATTTGTGCCTCTCCCTTTCTGACAAAATAAAAGAGAAGATACCTTGTTTAAGGGTATCTCCTCTATAGTCAAATATGACTAACTATTTTGTCTCACTCCTCTTCTGTCTTTTCTTCTTCTCCGTCAACTACTACGACCTTAGCCGCATCGATTCTCTTGGCTTCCTTCTTAGCCTTAATCTTCTTGCCAACCTTGACGGCTACGAAAGTTACTCCTGCTGCCAGTGCCAAAACACCAGCTGCAATTCCAACCTTCTTGCCGACACCGTTGCCATTTCTGCCTACAGCCTCAATAGCCTCGTTACCTGCTTCTACGATCTCATTAACTTCGTTTACGTTTTCCATAATAGTTCTCCTTTCGTTAGAACAAAATAATTTTAGTGTGGATTCTCTCCATTAAAGCGTATGTTTTTTTCGCGCGTTTTTACCATGAAGTATCATAATAATACTTTGGCATGTTTCTGTAATTAAGCACAATACATGGCCGATCGTCTTCTGTTAATTGGGTTGACGGATCTATGTCAATATAACCGTTATCAATATTCCAAACCAGCAGATCGCCAATTGAAATCTCTCTAAGACCTATTTCATCATAGAATTCGTTTAAAGAAATACAATTTTCATCTCGCATTCTACGATTTAAATTGTTTTCGGCCTTACGAATATCTTCCATAGAAGACTTAAAATATCGCCCAGATATCGAATCGTAACACAGAACATCTCCTTTACCAGTTACTATGATTTCTGATTCTTTGATTGGGACTTTATTAATAGTCTCTTTAGCTACAGCTTCACGAATAACCTGCTCCTTTTTCTCTCCAATATGTTCAAGAGTTTTTTCCTGATAAGACTTAAATGATGATTCTGACAAAGAATATGCAGCTGCGATTGCGGCATTGCGTTTATTCTTTACGGAACATCCTCCAACGATGCACACAACACCGAGCACACCACTAGCCGTAGCAAACGAATAACATTTACCGACTATTTTTGCAAGTTCACCCGCCGGGATTTTTTCGGTTTTCAATTCTTTCTTTTTCTCCTCGATGAGTGCCATTGCTTTTGGTGTAGCTTTGACAGCTAATATTGTAGACGACACCATTCCAGTAATGCCCATTCCTATCAATATGTCAGGGCTATGCTTCATAATTCCTGCCTTTAAAGCTGTGAATATAGATCCTACATTCTTAGACAAATATATCACTCCCCATCTTTTTTATTTAATATAATTGTAAATACCGGACGAATACCAAAATAATATTGTGCTGGGAATACCGACGGTTTGCCTTCAGATGTTACTCCTGCAAATGACTTGCTATCGAATATCGCTAAGGCGGCATTACTTAACCAATAAAATCCTTCTTCATCATAGATGTCAGCAGTCCTATTTAGTCTTTTTTTCATTAGAGAAAATTGTTCGTCGTTATCTGATTCTAATGTACGTTTGTACCAGTCATCATGACCGAATATCATGCCGTATGAAGGAAGTGTTAAAGACGTTATCTTATCTTTTAATTCTTCTGGAAACAATGGAAATATATTTTCCTTAAGCCATTTATTAGCATCAGATACTTCGAATCCTCCCAGATTTGTGTTCGTGACATTCATAGAATGCTCTGCAATACAGTCATCGAACATACAAGTAACAAACTTAACTCCGTTTGGAGCTTCATGAATTCTCTGAACTGTAGCTCTAAAATTTTGAATATTTGTTAAATATATATCCAATTTGTCTCCGATTTGAACGTTGTCTAATTTGACCTCGATCAATCTATAAACTTTCATTTTGGAATCTCCTTTCAAATATGACTACATAACAGTAAAGTATTCGTACTGATAACACTCTAACAGCTCTAAAATGTCTGAAGTTACATCATAAGCTGCCGAAAATATGATACGAACTTTATCGTCCAGATCGTAGTCTTTTAAATATGTCTCTAACGACTTCTGAAATTTTCTGATTCTTTCTGTCGGTGTACTATTAAATGATGAACATAGCACGCATAAGCTAAGCTCATCCAATGCCCATCTGGAATATAGACATTCGACCTCATCTTCTACTGTTTTTTGTTTGTCAAGATAGGGGAAATTCTGTTCTTTGTATTCGCTTATTACACGAAGCGCTAATTCTTCAGGATTTGCAAACATAATAAAACAAAAAGAAAGAGCCCTAGTAATAGGACTCCTCCGTTTCTCCTTTCTTTTTTACTTTTTCTTGGCTAATGCTTTTTCAACTTCTTCTACGATAGTCTGCTGCATTTTCTTGTCTTCAACCCATCCACTAAGAAGCGTAAGCGCTCCTCCAGCGACGGTTGTAACAACTCCCAATACTCTCAACATCTTTTTTGTTATCATAAGCTGTTAACCTCCTTTCTCATTATACACTATGTTTTTTATGCGAAGTAAATATGTCTTCACGTTTCGTTTAGGAAATCTGTTGATGGAGAAGTGATTCCACTGCATTCAATAACAAAACACTCCAAATTATCTGTGTATTTTGTCTTAAAATGATTAAAATCGATCCAACAATAGTCTCCATTTGATCCTGACCACATCAATACTTTACCTATGTCTGTATGCTCAAGGCCTAGCAGATCATAGAAATCGTTTACCGTAGGTTCCATTCCAAGAACAAAATTCCTGTTCAAATGGTATTCTGCCTGAATAACTTGCATTGGAGTAGCCTCAAAATATCTATTCGAGAAACTGTCATAGAATAAGCAAGTATCTTCCATAATACCTTCAAAGTCAGTACTGCAGTCATCGCAAAAATTGTCTGCGTAGATTTCTACATCTTCTGCTTTTTCGGCTACTATTTCGTTCATGATCTCTTCGTGTACTTCTTTTCCGAACTTCTCCTTAATCTTGGAAATATAATCCCCGTGTGTCTGCTTTAATAATACGTATGCACCAGTTAGAGAAGCCTGCTCTTTTTGGTTAAGAATATTCGCTGCAATTATACAAGCAATCGTGCCAACGCCAAACATAGTCGTAGATTTATAACAGCTCCACGTCGTTTTAAAAGTTTCTTTTTTAGTAAGAGGTCGTTTCTTCTCTTCTGAAACGCTCTCAACACGTCTCATGGCCTCGGGTGTAGCTTTAGCAGCAGATATAGCTGTAAATATGACACCAGCTCCAGCCAACAAACTAAGTATTGCAGGCGCACTTTTTCTTAAAGATTTAGCAAAACTCATTCAATTTATCTCCTTTCAAATATGCACAAAAATTAAAAGCGCCAGAATTACTCCGACGCCTTTCTGCTTTTAATCTCGTTTACCTTTCTTCTGATCTTTCTTGGAACTTCATTTACAGCATATCGAAATTCCGGAACCGCAGCATATAGAGTAACAAACATACCCCCAAGCGGGAGCCATACAGATGTTATCCATAACCTTGTATTCCTAGATCTTTCAATCTGCTTCCACGATTTTTCCCTTCTAGCCATAATTTTATCCTCCTTTAAGATATAGGTTTTCTCATAAAGGAATATGTTTTTGATGCGGATTACTCAATTACATAATGGTATTTGTCCAGATCGGGATTTCTCAACTGCGGTTCTCCATACGGTCTATCAACATACTTAGGGCAGTTTTCGATCTTTCCAAAATATGTATCACATTCCAGTCCTTCTGTACAGATACACGGTTCGTATGTAACAAACCCAGGATAACGGTACATCTCTTTACAATTTCTACAAGTAAGACAGCCTTTTTGTCCCTGTTTGTTAATATACCATAAGAAATATGCCAAATCCCATGTAAAATTAAACTCAGAAGAACATATGTGCGGGGCTAAATAATTTAACTGTTTTGTATTATCTTCCGGAATTTCTGGCATAGAAATATCTTTGATGCCATTCACTTTAACTGGTTCAGAATATGTTCCATCATCACCGAGCGTAGCAAAATAGCAGCCACCAACATTTCCCATAAATATGTCACCCCCACCATACAATTTTTGATCGAGTATCAAGATAAATTTCTTTTAAACCTGGATGCTCGTCAAATATGTTTTTAGACGTATCATCATCTCCTAGATTATTAGATTTTCGGTATTTTACTACATCTTTTTGGTACAAGTCAAACCATTCTCTAAATTCGGAAGCCGTAAACTCAATATCCGGTCCGAAACCGGCATAGTTGAAAATATCTGTGTCTTCAAGTTTTTTATGATCCGACAACCATTTTATAGATTCGAGATTGTCGAGTTTTACATAACCATAAAACTTATACAATTCTATTGCTGATGACTCGCCTTTTTCTTTAATGTAAATATATGGTCTATAACCCATTCTTACTCACCTTCTTTCCAATGCTCACATCTGGCGATAGCATCTTCAAGTCTGTTTATTTTCATTACCTTCTTTCTAATAATCCATTTTCTTGGAATCCTTGCACGGCATTCTTTTCTGTATCGTTTAGAATATTTTTCTAAAATTTTATATAAGGCAATTTCATTTATCTGAGTTTGTCCTATGGGGTCGGAAACATACCAGTCTTCGCCTAACAGATAATTAATCATAAATTGTCTAAATTCGGCATCAGATACACCAACCCCAAATATATTGCCCTTATCTTCACGATTTCTATATCGTTTGTCCATAAACTCTGTTAATGTCATTACACGGCACCCATCACTCTGAAATGCTTTCATTTATCTTCACCTTCTTTCTTAATCCATTCAATTTTCTTGCCACAAACAGGGCAATATGTCGGGATATATGGAATATAGATTATTCCGGTTTTATTTCTTAATTCGTCCATGAGTTCATCTTCTAAAGTTAGCGGTTTAAGTAACGACCTGGAATGGACAATTGCTTTTGTATACATATCAAAACCATGTCCACAGTTTTTGCTATAAAACATTTCACTTCACCACTCTTCCCATCCGTTTTTCACACAACATCTGTGACAGTTTTTCAGTTTTCCACAGCATCCATATTTCTTGCCGACAATTTTGGCAAGTATCGGATAAATCCAATCATTCCAAAAGTTAAATTTATGTTTCATTCTTAATCTCCTCTAATTATAGCATTGCCAATAATATTATTAAAACATTCTCCGGCTTTTTTAAGAGCTTCTTCTGCGCCGTCTTTAAAACCTTGAATATACATTTTGTAAGTTATGCAATCATCACAATATAACTCGTCAAGCAATGCTTTATTTGTTTGTCTTAAACCTATTTGTTGTAATTCTCGCTCTCTGGCAAGACAACTTTCAAAATTTTGACAAATTTTCAAATATGCCATTTTATCACTCCTTTGGTCTAAGTTCTAATTCATTAATTCTTTCAACCTTTCGTACGCAATCTCCCGCAACAATAAATCTAACAAATTCTACAGGAAACATTGCTACTACTTTACTGTCACTATCCATAAACGTATATTGTTGACCTACGCATGCTGTAGTAGCACTATGTACTGCCTCAGTAAGAAAAACAGTTTCCGCTCTGATAGTAATAAGCTGATTACGATCCCTCATGTCAATTGTGTAGTTTCTCATCTTTATTATCCTCCTTATTACCATATGCACGATGTATACGATCAATAACGTCGTCGCAAGTTAAAAAGCCTTCTACAGTATTTCCGATTTTTTCTTCATCTACTATTTTTTCGCCCATAATCTCTAAAAGACCTCTTTCGCCGCCGTAAGAATATTTATGACAAATTGCATCCCAAAGGCGTTCATTCGTTTCTTTATCAAACACTATTAATTGAGGCGTATCAAATAACAATTCTATACCAACCATCCAACCATAATCATCTGCGTGTTCTTTTAACCAAAGGAATAGTTTTTGCATTTCGTTTAACATTATAGAATATAAAGCACTGTTAATAATACTCATAAATTGGAATCTCCTTTCAAAAATCATCCATTTAGTTTGCCTATTTCTTCTCTTCGTAATATACCGGCCATTTCGAATCTTCTCTGCCCGGGATTGCAAGACACTCACTACAAGGTAATTCTTTTTCGCCTTTCTCCTTATGCTTACAAGTCTTGCACATTTCAAAATCTACTATTTTTTGAAAACCGTTTGTCATTCTTCTTCCTCCTTTTCTACTTCTCTATCGATGTCGTTCAATACTTCATCTTCGGTATCGTTCGTCCACCATAATTGCCATTTTCCATTATGATACTTTCCGACTTCCCAATAGCCTTTAGTATGATTTTCTCTATAATAAAAGCCTTTATAACTGTGCATTTTATAACTTGGTCTATATGGCATTTTTAATCACCTTCTTTTTCATTTCGAAATTAGATGTCGTTAATGGTGTCACAAATATATCCTTCAGATGTGTTAAGAAAATCACCAACACGAAGTTCACAACCAGCGTGATATACGTAAATCTTAGTAGAATTATCGAAATAATGAAGTTCTCCTGTTTCCATATTAACTACGGGTTTTCTTGTTTTGTACTTCGGTTCATTATTAAGATCCTTGACCGCCATGTATATTGTCTGCTTTTCATCTCCGATGCATACAAATAGATCTGTCGGTTCCAGCTGTTCTACTGTAAATACACCTCTAGATGTATCGCATCTTCTTGTGATTACGATGTTCTTGTCCTTCATGTTTTCGTTTTCTGTTCTTTTCATATCTTTATCCTCCATATCAATTTTTTGTTTAGCCTGTATAGCATAAAGTAACGAGTCCCACATATCAGAACCCGATGTTCTAGTTGTTGGAATGTTAAAGGTTTTCGGTAAAAAATCGGGCGGTTTATCTTCTTCAAGAATATCATGTTTATTAAAACCACATACCGGACATTTAACCTGACCAATACTTATACTCGTTATTGTACGCACCGTATCAAATTTATGATAACAGTTTTTGCATCTCAACCTACGAGGTTTAAGAAAGTCATCCATCACCATCATCGCTATCGCCTTCTTTCTTTTTTAGAAAATATACTATTGCATCCATACCTTCTGATTCAGATGGTAACTTGTTACATGTAGATTTGTAATTTGCTAACCAATCCTCATACGTATTAAACAAATTCGGTGCCAATTCCTTTGCATAGATCATTGTCATCACCTCACACGCATTCTTGATAGACCATGTCTATGAAATCCCGTACCGTATTCACACTTATTAATGGAATCAACTTAAGATCCAGATTCTCTAAGCGAATATGTTTATAGGCTGTAAGCCACTTTTCTTCAACATAGACCTTATTAGGACAACTGTCTTCATCTTGAGAACTAAGCACAAACAAAGCACCTTTTCCAAGACGCCAAGTGCTAATATATCCCTTGACAAATACGTGCATCCAAGAAAATGACGCCGGATGTTCTACATACTCATCCATGATCTTCTGAAGTTTCTCCGAGTGCTGACAATTAGGATGCTCAATCATATAGTTTCGCAATACGTTCATTACTTCTGCTGTTTTTAAATGACAAAATTCCATGTTTTATTCCTCCTTAAAAGCGTACAACTCTAATGATTACAGGGTTCTTTTTGCTCTTCTGACAAATAACAACTTTACAAGACACACCAGCTACAAAACCTCCAACGAATCCTGTTGTAATAAGAATTGCATCTCTGTGCTTCTTCAAAAACTTAACAACTGTGTTTGGCTTCTTCTTTTCGTTTTCCATAATCAACCTCCATTAATAAATATCGTCATTACGATGTTCTTCATTCTTTTTCTTCATTTCTTCAATTCGCTCGTCTTTAATATCACCCGCTGACTCAAAGCAACAGATAATAAAAATAGCAATTAAACCACCGACGATAGTGGCAATTGCCGCAAATGCTGTTCCCATAATAACCTCCTTACCAATCCAGTCCAAGATCTTGAGTAATATAAAAATACTCGATCTTCTTTCCAAATTCTTCGTTGTGAGCTTGAACCATAGAAATAAAGTTTTCCGCATTTCTAAGACTATTTGTTCTATGAATGACTCTTCCTGTTGCTCTCGATCTAACCGAATAGCTGCTTGTTGAATTTCCCATAAATATGTTCTCCTTTCACATTTTTGATCTCATAGATCTAATCTGCTGATTCTGCATAAAAAGACGACCTTTGTAATAGCCTACGTCTTGACCGATTTCATATCCAACAACAATTCCAATTGTCAGAAAAATAACTCCCTGATGCTTCTTTAAAAAGTCCAAAACCTTTTCTGTCTTTGTTTCTTTCGTTTTAAGTTCCATTCTTATTCTCCTTTCAAAAATAAAAGAGAAGAGCCCTAATATTTTAGGACTCCTCCCTTCGTTTCTTTTCCTAACCCTTTCACATAATCTAGGGTTTCTCCATAATGTAATATGTTTTTTTCGCGAAGAAATAAAGAGCCCTTGTTAGAGCTCTTTACCTATATTTTTAATTTTCTTTAATAAGTCGTCCTTTTCTGCGGGACTTAAAACCATGGATAGCATCACTGCGAATCCAAAGATTCCCAATATGAAGCCAACCATAATTCCTACAATACCGCCTATAACAACTGCCATCATCATAAGTTTATCCTCCTTTAAAATATAGGTTTTCTCATTATAGGACTTGTTATTTTAGCGCAAAAAAGAAGAGGCTATGTAAATTACACGACCTCCTCCTTTTTTAAACTGTAAAATTATCCTTTAAACGGATTAAATTTACTAATGACTCCTTTCATTGTCGGACTTGTGAGAGTTCCGGTCTCTTCAAACTTTAGTCCTTTCTTGTACCAATGTCCGTACGCACCAAGCTGTAACAATGTTACCGCAACTATAGAACCTACTCGAAAATATCGATCAATTTTTACATCTTTGAGTTGTTCTTCTTTAGCAACTTTATCTGCTTCACGCTGCCTTTTAGCCTCCTCAAACTCTTTGTTGCATCGATCTTCCTCGATTGTCAGTTTATACAGTTTCGCAACACTGTCTACTGCATTTGAATGCTCGTCAGAACCTTGTTCAAGTGAATCCAAACTTTCAATCTGACTAGCGATCTCCTCTTCCAACATTTTTCTTAAGTCTTCCATAAATGTTCTCCTTTCAATATATAATTTTATGGTTTCCCATAAAGGGATATGTTATTTGTGCGGAACTATTTTTCGTCTATCAACTTTAAATATGACGTAATCTTTACGCATTATCTTATCTGGAGAGGTGTTTAATTCTAAAAACAGATATGTTTCCCCGTTATCATTCGCTTGCTTTAGATTTCCGGACATGTTTTTAAATGCCCTACCTTTCAAAACAAAAATACTAATGCCAAAACCAAATAAAACACCAGCTATAAAATACAACCAAATCATCTACTCACCTCCCACCAAATAAGACTTTTATTAAAGAATCTACCTTCAAATTGCGGTTTTTTACCGTTTTGTATTGAAACAGAATGCTCTTTATTCATTGTGTGATTGCATTCTCCTCCGCAGCATCCCTGAGAACTACCCTTACACCAGCTTCCTTTGTCGCATAAATACAATTTTGTTACACCCATATAAATCTCCTTTCAATTTGTTTTCTAGAAATCTCACCCCGGGAAATTTTTGGAATATGAATTTCAAAGCAAAAAGAAAGAGTCCTTGTTAGGACCCTCTCTTATTTTTCCTTTCAGCCTTTAATTCTTCCTTAAGTGCATTGTTCTGCACATTCTGGACTTTCATCGCTATGTCACACATACCAAGCAAACCTTCCTGGATCGCATTCTTAACTTTAAGATTGTGGTTTTCCTTTGCAAGTTTGTGAATGGTAATCTGATCCATAACGATCTGGCCCACAAATGCTGCTGCACAACCAACTGCACATACAATAATAACTTTCTGTTTCATATTAATATCCTCCTTTAAGATATGTTTTCTCATAATATGCTATGTAGATTTCGCGCAAAAAGAAAGAGGGGCGGAATTATTCCACAACCCTCCTTACTTTTATGTAATTTGTTCCTTAAAGTAGATTCTTATTTTTTCATGATTTTTAGACCAATTCATCAAATACTTACTTTGTTGTTCTGAACTAAGTTGTTTCCAGATAATACCATCTGATTTCAAAACCTCGATTAGAACACCAATCCAAGCTCTTGTTTCACCATTAGTCATAGATTTCATAATATCATCTCCTTTCATTATACAATATGTTTTTGACGCGAAAAGAGAAGAGGCTTTGTTAAGCCTCCCCTACATAAACATAACTATTCTTACCTCTTCTAAGGTGCTCCTTTCTAAATAAATGTTCAACGCTTTCAAACGCCTCTTTGTTCTTAAAATTAACATTGATTCTGCAGATGTCCTCTGCATAAAACCAAGCTTTAATTCCAAACTCTTTTGCCAAAGACGCCGCTGTTTCTCCGTTATACTTTCTCTCGGATTTCACGGTATCCTCACAATAGGGTTTAAATAAATCCTTGTATTTCATAACAAAATACATCATTTCCAAATCAGTTTTAAAATCAAGAACCCTACCAACGTTTTCTCTTACCATATTTACGTTTTTCATCTTTTTATCCTCCTTTAAGATATAGGTTTTCTCATTATAGGACTTGTTATTTTAGCGCAAAAAAGAAGAGCCTATGTTTCAAGACTCTCCTTTTTGTTTACTTCTTTTCATATAACTCAATGTTTCTACTATCAATAAGATATTGCAGAACTTCTTGTCGAATATCATGAATTCTCTTATCAAATATCCCGATCACTTCTAACTGAACATCTTTTGGTAATTGTAACCAAAAAGCCTTCATAGACTCCTCGTCACAATTATACAAAATGGCGTCAATCAAAAAGCCAACTCGTTCACATTTGTGAAGATCATGATAATCTTCTCTAATTCTTCGTACCTTGTTTGCTTTTTTATTATTAAACATTATCGTATCCTCCTTTAAGATATAGGTTTTCTCATTATAGGGCTTGTTATTTTAGCGCAAAAAAGAAGAGAGAATGTGTAAGGGACTCGAACCCTTTCATCACAACCCGGTAACCTCAATATAGAAATTACCGTTTATAGTTGGTCTGACTTCACCCGAAGCCACGTTCTCATAATATGAAATGTAAACTTCGCGAAAAAAAGAAGAGGGTATGTAAAAACAGCGTATGATGGAAGCAAGGAAGAATATACATGGCTACTTGTATACTCTCGAACTTACTTCCATCACCGCTTTAAAAATTAGTGAAGTCCTCCTCTGATAAAGCTCTTTACCAATAATTAGGTTTCAATAAAACCCGCTTCGAATATGTTTTCTTTAGTGGACACGAACTTCACGCTGTCAATATTAAACTAATTGTTTTTGTCCCCTTCTGGTCCTTCGGGAACTTCCGGGAGACCAACCGCCAATGATTTAAGAATAGATACTACTCCTGCAACAAAAGATACAGAAAACAGCATACCCCAATTAACATCGCTTATGGCGGCACCAACTGTAATAAATCCCAAAGCTGTCTGAGCCATTGTATGCAACGCTCTAATAATAGCAGCTTTAAACCATTTGTAAAAGGGCTTATCTTCCTTCATAGTTATTCCTCCCTTGCTCGCATTGGCAATTTGCTAACACGATCCATAATCATTTTTGCTGATCCGTTTCCACCCATTTTCTGGTACGGGCCATACAAATAGTCATGAAGATTCTCGTATTCATCATGGTAAATATAACCACGTTTAATATACTCCATCCCCAAAAAACAGATTCGATCATGACCTAAACCAATCAGCATTTCTGTTTTAACGTCTTTACGTTCTGACTTTTTTAAAATATATGTCCATAATCCAGTAGATGCTAAAGCCGAACTAAAAATCGTAAGTGTTACTTGTAACCATGGTGGCATATAACACACTTCCTCACTCTGTAATAGATTTTTCTATAGCTTTTTCTGCCGCAGCAAAAGCCTCTTCCTTTGTTGAATATGTCTCAACGCTTTCGTTACTATAAACAATATATGCTGTTTTCTTAATTTTACCCGGTATCATATTCTTTAAGACTATTTCTACCACTTCTACTTCTTCATTTTCTGAAGTTTTATATGTTGTAAGTTCTTTTCCATCACTATCTATAGACTCTGCATACACTTTCCATTCCATTTTTATCCTCTCCTTTTAACTTCCCATAAATAAGATACTAACTTTAACTTTGTTACACGACGCGTTCGTAGGTCTAGCCAATACAAAATTCAAATATGTATCATCCAATCTTGTGTTGATAGGCCAAGCCCATTTGCCGCCTTCCATGGTAACCAACGATGTCCAAACGTCATCTACTGTTTCTAACCCTAGAGTTCTATAATTAACTTTTTGTGCTAGAGAACAATAAATATTACCAAATGTTCTATTTACGGCGATGGTTTCAAAGTAAAGTGTCGTACGCACCCATTTCTTGCCGAGATACTTACCAAATATGCCACCAGATCCCATAAAATTTATCTGATTTCCATTACTATCGGCAGTATAAAAATAACCTTCTTGATTTTGGTTTACAAACATCTCGGAGACTTTTACTCCCTTTTTATTTGCTATGTATACATCTCCTCCGGTACGATATGACAACATACCAGCCGTGCTAACTCCATTTAAATCACATATTGTTAAATTACCACCATCTTGATTTCCATTTCCGTTAATTAGTGTTTTTCCGTTAATATTTCCTATGGCCATCTGACCAAAGTTAGGATTTCCTCCCGATACGCCAATATATGCTAATGACTGAGGTTGGGTTCCATTATAGAACCAAATACCAGATCCATGACTAGCATCATAGCCAAAAGATATTCTTTTAAACCCGTTTTCATCAACTAAAAATAACGACTTCTTGACTTTAAGATTTGTAAATAGTGCGGTACCAGTAGACAGATTCCAATAATTATTATTCTTTTCATCTGTAAGCATTCCAGCTTTAATCAAATTAGCACTAAGCGTTCCAGTATTAATAAAATCAGCTACAATAGAGCCGTCCATTGTCATTGCTAATTTATACGGTCCATTATAACCATGGTTAGAATATCCTAATCCACCAGAATTCCAACGCCAAACTCTAGTAGCTTCTTCTATACTGGGCTTGTCCATTATCAAGATTTCTTGAGGTTGGGTTGAAGGATTAAGAATTACGTATCCACCATCCTGTCCTGTAATAAGATTGGTAGCGTTTTCGATAGCTTTCTCCAAAAATGTCTTTGTTGGAAGTTCTTTAATTGCTTCATCAACATTACTAAATGATGTTGACAAATCAGATCTAGCGTTACCTAATTCAATAGAAATATATCTATTTGAAAGAACATTATACTTTGTAGCTATGCATTTTGAAGTTGCTGAAATATTTAGTTTCGGAAACTCAACTGTAACAGTGTCACATAGATTTACTCTTTCAAGAAGAGCATAATCTTTGTAATCCTCTGTATCCGAAAGTGGAATAAAAGAAACCGTCAAAGATATGTCTGGAACTCCGATTTGATGTGCGTTAATATATAATTGCGCAACGTAGCGAAGTTCATCTTTCGTCGGAACATCGTCAAAATATTCTGACAAGTCTACCGGCAAAATTTTTGTGAAATTAAATTCGCCTGCAACCTTTACGATTTTCTCATCTAGCTCTACTAATATGTATCCTTCCTCATCCTCGTAATAGTAATAAGGATATATAGCAGTATACACATTCGCACAATTTTCGTCTTGGGTAATATCTGTAAGGTTTTTACCGTAACGAATTGTGACGCCTCGATCCATTCCGCGTTTGTTATGTAATTTAACAACGAATTTGTCGAATTCGTATTCTCCGCCATAAGCGTCCAAAATAGAACCTTCTGTTCCACCCAAAACAGATCGCATACTAACCGGTTTATCAAAACCAATGTTTCCAGTCGAAGATTTGTCTGTCCAAAATGTAAATGGACAATTGCCTACGGCCTTTGCCTTAATCCGTTGAAATGCCTCAACTAAACTAGTAGCGTAAAACGGCGACACAGAAACGCCCGACAAGTCGTAACTAATATGCTGAGCGTTTACTGTTATAAGCCCGCTAATAGGTTTAGATATAGCGTATATACGGAATGGTTGGGGTTCCGCATATGGATTTGGTTTGGCAACTATAATTCTATTAAATTTTATTTCTTCATAAGGCAAAGACCGAGAAGCAACTGTTATACTAACACCAGAATTATCCTCTACGGCATCTCTGGAGCTATCTAATAATGTAGGATCTTCCATTGCTACTTCTACATCATCGACAGGATAAATAAGTTCGAGCTCGTATTCACCATTTCGTTTTTCATCTACAGTACAAGATACTGCTTTGTTAAGCGAGCCTAAACCATTTGTGCTAAAATCAGTAGTGTTTGATTCAAACAGCGTAATCAAATTGTCCACCATTTAGGAATCACCTCTACTTTCTGAATATTAGCAGTAAATTCAATATTGTTTCCTCCGGGCATCAATTTCGGAAATTCTCCGCCATTAAGGACTATAGCCGAATTCATGTTCTTATGGCCATCATACACGTCTTGAATCTCGCTGTTTACTTCAATCGACGTGCTTCCAGATGACGGTTTTAATACAAAAGAATATCCTCCGATTCTAACCGTACCAAACTGACTATTTGAAGAATATACTTTAATAATCGGTTTTGATGGAAATACCGTAGGATTTGTAATTGTTCCGGATGATGTAAATTCCACAGCTACATCACCGGTTTTTAAATATCGCTGAGGTCTACAATCAAAATTAATAGTTCCTCTACCGGCTTGGTTAAATATGTTTTCTATATTGTTGGATTCTCTATAGCATGCCATTCTATAGTAATCCGGTTCGTATGAATCTTCCAGTCTGGAATAACCAGAAGCAGAGTGAAGCCACTCTACCACCTCGTTCATCTTCTTATAAAATGGGGTTGATAGAGCAGCAACACTTACTTTATACTGTCTTGGAACATTGCTAAACGTGCCATTATCGATTAGCAAATCTCCGTTTCTGCCAGGAACGTGAATCACATCGTATTCTTTTTCTGGAACTTCATAAGCCGGAAACGTTTCGACTTCCAATCCCAAATCAGAAGACGATATGTTATTAAATATAATCACGCCCATACTGCGTCTCTCCTTTCAATTGTTTTCTGAATCCTACGAGATACTTCATCTGCAACTTCCTTCGGATTATCACTCTGAATATTAAATGTGTTATTAACATTTGTGATTTCATCGCCCTTAGGAGCATCTTTAAGAACGCCCTTAAGTTCTTCGATAGCTGCTGCATTTTGGTTATTCTCTTTAAGATTCTGATTTACGCCCATATCGGCATTTACAGCAAGATTTATAGATTTGTTAGCGGATAGCATACCATCAATCAAACCGGCTCCATTTTGAATATTAGTCAAATCTAGAACCGGGGTAATGGTCGGTTCATAATCAACATCCTGATTAAACTCGTCATAGATTTTAGAAACGATTCCAGACATACTGTTAATCATCTCGTTTCTACCGTCATCCATGGTATTTAAAACTGTAGGTATAGTTTTACGAATACCATTTGCTAATCCGAGCATGGTCCAAACACCTTCCTGCTCCATTACTTTTGAAGGTGAACCAATCTTCATGTCGTCTTCGTATTCGTCTAGTACATTATAAGAAAATGCGCTTACTGCACTGGTTACCCATTTTTTAGCCTTTTCAAATCCTTTTTTGATACCTTTTCCTAGCCATTCACCAATTTCTACTGCCTTTTTCCAAAGATCCTGCAATGCCTTAACCGCATCCATAGCTTTTTCGCAAACCCATGAAATGGCTTTTTTAAGCAAATCTTTTGCCAATTTAGCGCCTTCACCAATCTTATCGCCAATCCACTTACCAAGATCTTTAATCTTTCCGAGTAAACCAGCAACAAGTTTTACACCGTTTGTGGCAAGTTCGATTGCAGAACTTAGGCAAGATTTTAAGAAGTCTCGAGCTTTTCCAATGCCTTCGCCAACACGATTGCCTACCCACTCGCCAAAATCTTTAATCTTTCCAAACAGACTTCCGAGAAGTTTAACGCCATTTAATGCAAACTCAATAACACCGCTTAAGCATGTCTTAAAGAATTCACCCATGGACTCAAGTCCCGCTCCGATGTTGCTAATTATGTCTTTACCAAAATTAAGGAAATCTCCTAATTTATCGCCGATGGCAGAAACAGCATCTCCAATAACTCCAGTAATGTTATCCCACAATTCCTTTGCTTTATTGCCAATACCAGAAATAATATTGCCAATGATCTCTTTACCTTTTGCAAAGAACTCACCGATCTTTCCGCCTACAGCTTTAACCAAATCAATCATAATACCAACGATAGTTGAAATAAGTTTTACTGCTATAGACAGGAGTCCTTTGATTAAGCCAAGAATAATGTTTACACCAACATCAAAGAATTTCTTTGATGGCGAATGAATACCAAAGAATTCCAGAACCGCTTTAAACATGTTCTTAAACAAATTAAGAATCGCATCTCTTAGTCTGGCGGCATTTTTAACCATCGCTTCACCCAAACCATCAATAAACGCAATTACGAGATCAAAAGCTGCCTGAACAATATCCGGCATTTTCTTCTCAAGGGCTTTTAATATCTTAAGAACTGTATCGATAACAAGTTCAACAATATCGCCCATAAGATCCGATAAAATATCGATAAGATGTTTTACAATTTTAACGATCGATTTTGAAAGAGATGGCATGTGTTCCGCCAAAGCAGCAAGAAGTTTATCCAAAACATCAAGTATTTTTGGAACTAATTCCATGACAGTCTCAAGAATTCCAAGAGCAATGTCTTTTGCAGCCAGAATAAGTTCCGGAGCTGCCGCCGCAACAACTCTGATGATCTCCAATATACCTTCTCCGACTCTCTTTGCAAACTGCGGAAGAAGACTAAATAATGCTTCTATTGCCAATACAAACACAGCAACTCCGGCTGTACCAGCTGCAGAGAATACTGTCATCGCAGTAGCAAATAATAGCAAGCCTGCACCGCAAGCAAATACTGCAACACCAAGCAATGCAATAGCTGCTGCTAATCCTAATATTGCTGGTATTACCGGGGCAAGCACATTCGCTGCGACACCAATAACTGTAAATACACCAGCAAGGGCGAGCAACGCTTTTCCGATTTCCATGAGATCCATGTTTCCAAGAATCTTTAATACAGGAACGAGAACCATTAACGAAGTGGCCATTATAAGCATGGCTACAGATCCGCCAATAGTTCCTTTCATAGCATTCAAAGCAACAGCAACTACGGTCAATGCAGCAGCCATAGTTAACAAACCTTTTCCGATCTGTTCCCAGCTTAGGTTACCCATCTGTTTAACCGCTGCACCTAATATGACAAGTGCAGAAGCCATGACTACTAATCCAGTAGCAATAAGACCTGTAGATTTTGGCATATTTTTAATCGCTACGCCAACTACCACCAATGTGGCAGCCATTGTAGCTAAACCTTTTCCAATCTGTTCCCAGCTGAGATTACCCATCTTTTCAATGGCTTTCTGGAATACCAACATAGCCGCGCCAAGGATTACTAATCCGGTAGCCGTAGATGTTACCTTCTTTGCATTGCCTGTAAATGTTACAAATGACGCCAAAGAAGCCAAAACTAATATGACAGCAGAAAGACCTTTTAACAGAACTTCATTATCGAGTTCGCCAAAAGATTTAACAGACTTTCCAAGAACCTTTATTGCTTCTGCTAATACAAGAATTCCAACGCCCTTGTTAACGCTCATTCCGCTAAGATCTGTTGTCTTAAAGAATAGTGCTAACGACGTCATTATAGCAAACACTCCGCCTAGACCTTTTATCAAAGACTTTGAGTCGAGAGCTGCTAATTCTTTGGTAGGCTTAACAAGAAGTCTAATAGCTACTGCAAATGCAATCATTCCAGCAGTTCCCTTTGCGACTTTCTTCTCATTTTTAGACATTGCTTGTGATGTCTTTACCAAAATAGCAGATAAAGCTGCAATTGCGATACCGCCTCTAGCAATTTCCTCATAATCGAGTTCAGATAGAGACTTCATAGCTACAGACAAAATAAGTACTGCAACTGACAACTTAATCATTGTCGAAGAAGCTTTACTCAAATTCTTTCCATCTGCACCGTTCATAGTTTTTGTCATCATCTTAAGTGCAGTCATTAATTCTACAAATTCTGCAGTAATTGCAGCCATTGCAGAACTTAACTTATCTTTGTCAATAAATGACAGAACTACTAATGCTGCTGTAAGAACAGCGATCGCTGTAGCAATAGTCATCAAAGTCTTTGCTTTCAAATTCTGCTGCCAAGCCTTTAACGAATCTTTAACGCCATCAAGAACTCCAGTAATGCCCTTAAGAACACCGCTGGCATCTTTTCCGATTCCGGATAAGGTATCCATAATCTTTTTTATTCCGAGAGCAATAGCTGTGAGGATGCCCCCGTTTACCAGATCTAATAACGAATCCATATCGATGGCATCAATACCGTCACCTACAGCATTACCAAAATGAGTTAATGCTTTTCCAAATACCTCGGCTAATTTAGAAAATAATGGCGCCAATTTCTTAAACAATTTTACTATAGCACCAAATACGGTCTTCAATCCTTCAAATATAGCAGTAATCGGAGCAAATTTCTTGTGAACTTTATCACCAAGTTCGTCCATTCCGCTTGTATCTACATTTTTGAAACCTTCAATAGCTTCTTTTATACTCTGATAAGCACCAGAAATCTTTTCTTTAAGCTTTTCAAATGCGTTCCCAAGATTAACGCCAGTAATCTTCTGAAATGCAGCTTTAAACCTATCTGGAAACTCTTTAACAAATGTAATAAGACCTTCAAGATGATCGACTACAAAGTTTCTTACTTTCTGAATGCCTGTTACAATATTTTCGCTAACTCCGCTGAAATCTATTCCTGTTAACTTAGAAATAAGACTAAACATTCCTCTTACAAAGTCGGACAAAACATCAAATATGACTTCTACAACACCTGTAATTCCACCACCGCCTTCAAGGAAGCTTACATAAATAGAATCTTTAAAATCAAGTATTGCTTGCGTGACCTTAGTAACAATATCCTCAAGAATTTTTGATTCCTTAATAAATGCATCAAAGTTAGCAATCGCTTTACCGATGTTGCCGGTTATTCCTAAAATACCTCCTCCCACTTTCGGTAAGAAACCGAGAAGAGATGTGATAATACTTATTGCAGCTTTACCAATTCTCAAAAATATGTCAAGAATTGCAAATAATCCCTTAAATGTATTTTTAAGGTTTTCTGCTGCTTCATCGCTAAGTTTAAACTTCGCGGTAATATCTCGAATATGTTTTGTAATTTCAACCAATCTTTCAGCAGTCATAGGTGGAAATATGTCTCTAAATGCTTCTTTAACTGGCTCAATTACACTCTTAATACCATTCCAAGCATTAGCAAATGCTTCGAGCATAGCCGTTCTACCGCCTAATTCTTTCCACCCTCCAAGCAATTCGTTTCTTGCTTCGGCGCTAGCAGCAAATACGTCATATAGTTCATTCGCTACATTCGTCCAAAGTTCTTTTGCTTCCTCATAGTTACCAAATATGAGTTCAAAAGTATTCATCCAGCCTGTTGATACTGCATCTTTTGTAGCATCAATAGCTTCCTGAAATGTCTTTGCTTCCTGAGCCGCTTTAAAAGCCCTTCGACCCAAATCGTAAGTTTCAGATCCAAGTTCTTTAAACATTCCTGTTAATTCTTCAACGCTCAGTCCAGTTTGAGATGAGACTTTAGACAAATCGAGAGTACCTTCTTTATACTTATCAGTAGCTTTAATTAACTGAGTAGCAGTCATTCCGGTCTTTTCACTTGCTTCATATAGTTTATCTGTAAATTTACCATACTTATCAAGAGTAGCCATAAGAACATCGTTAGAGAACCACCCCTCGGCTAATGAAGCATTAAAGTTCTTAACGGATACCTCTGTTCCCTTATCGAGTGTTTTATAAAGACCTTCTGATGTTTTCTTTAGCATTCCAAGTTCTACCGCCGTATCCAATACCGTTTGCTTAAATTCGGCAGTAGCCATGTTTGCGTTCTCAATAGACTTCCAGTCAATAAGCTTTACAGAACCAGTACCTAATGCCTGAGAAAGGTTATACATTGCTCGGCTTGCCTGCTCAACATTGGCACCAGATAACGCAGCCCACGTTGAAATACCTTGCATAGCTGTTACTGAATCTGTAAGTTTTTGACCAGCAGAGGTAAATTTACCAATGTTATTGGTCATATCAGTAAAGCTATATGATGTTTCATCTGAAAACCAGTTTAATTTGCCAAGCTGATCGCTTACAAATTCCATCTGAGTTCCAGAATATGACACTTCTTTTAATCCTTCAGCATACTTTTCAAGATCAGATTTTGACATGCCGAGTTTTTTAGATGCTTCAGCAACAGACATAGTGCCATCTGCAATCTGAGAATATGTCGATGCTAGTTTTGTAGCTTGACTCTTGTCCATACCGTCAGCAAGTAATTTGTCGATTCTTGCTAACTCGTCAGCACTCACTTGCCAAGAGGAATTAGTTGCGGCCATAATTGTCTGCACGGAAGAGGTCTTCTGAGCATACTTTGACCAACCGGCAGTTATCTGATCTACAGATAGTGATTTACTCAAAGATATACCGGCGTTAACCGCTCTATTCGTAATATTAGTTAAAGCTGTTATTGCCATAACCTCAAGCGCTGAAAATTTAACTCTCACAGAATCTATGGCTTCGCCAATTGCTTGAAAATTTACATTTTTAGATGCAGATTGAATGTTTTCGAAACCTTTAGCCACACCGTCAAAAGCTAAACTTTTCTTTAACTTTTCAGTTGATTCAATACTTGTTTGTACGTTTTGTTCAAACTGTTTGTTGTCAAAACGCATCTCAACTATTTTTGAATCGATAGTAGTACTCATACTTTAGTGACCTCCTCCCATGCAGATTTTGCTATTTTGTCAAATACGGGTTGTATTGCTGGATTAATATAATCTCTACCTTGAACAAACCCGCCATTTTTGGTTCCGTGACCATATTGAAGAAGGATTGCTACTGGAACGCCATCAACGACATTTGTATTGCTGAACACTATTCTTACAGATTCATTCTTATTGTAATATATGCTATATGTCCAGCTATCTGCAGTTTTTCCAGAATCTACAGGTGTGGCAGACTTTAAAGCTTCTACACCCATTTGACCGTATTTATCCAGCTCTTTTGTATTTATGGAGTTTTTTGTCTTGTTTAAATATCCGGTCAATTTTGAAAAGTCGCCGGTTTGTTTGAATACGATCATTTTAAACTTCTCCTTCTCCATTTTGAATTTTTTAATCGAAAAGCGCAGCCCAAGTAACAGCTCCAACAATTCCATCTGCTTTAAGTTTTCTAGATTTCTGGAATTCGATTACAGCTGCTTCTGTTTTTCCGCCGAATGAACCATCAATCTTAAGATCATAACCATATGTGTTTAATACAGCCTGCAAACGTTTAACAGATGAATCTTTTATTCCTCGCTTAAGAATCGGAAGAATTACCGTGCAAGTTGTTATAATCTGTGGTTCTGGCTTTGCTTCTTCATAAGTAATAAACGGATGCTTAAGCCATTTTTCCCACGGTCTTTCTGTAATTTTGGTCATAACTGTTCCATAAGTATGGCCTCGTTCCTCAATAACCATTTGGTTACCGATGTAAACACCTACATGACCGCTTTTCCATACGATTAATCCTGGAATTTCCGGAATTGTTGAAATAGGACCTTTCTCAGTAGCTCTAGCTTCAAGCGCTGAAGAAGAGAGATCATACTTACTATCATACTTGGCTGCTACCGTCGGATACGATGAGCCTCCGGGCGTCATAAAATATCCTTTAATTAATCCAGAACAGTCATGAACTTTCTTTCCATACTGCTCTGAGAAACTAGCTTTAGACCATTTATTATATTGATCTGGATAAGCTTTTTTCTTTTCAAGATATAAAGTCTCGCTAGCAATTTGACCAAAAGTTCCGTACCAATACGGAGACCTATAATCAAGCATAGCTTTACAATATGCTACGAGACCTTTGTTTGTAAAATCCGCCATGGCAAACCTCCATCAAATATGTCATCCTTTAGTATTAAGTTTTTTCCTTCTAGATGCATTAAGAGCAGCGTTTCTGTTCATAAGTTGCTGCTTGCTCATCTTTTTAGGCGGTCTATTTTTAATGCTGCAAACCTGAATAAGTTTAAGGAGTCTATTTAAATGCCATTTTTGGCATTCAAACGGAATGTTCATTGCAATCATCCAATAATATATAAGTTCAGACGTAATCTTTTCGCGGCCTTGAGGACTCTTGCTGTCGTCATAGATAGTACATGCACTCATAGGGGCTTCAATATACTGATTTATTTCACGAATATTATCATTTGATAAGTATTTATACACGTCTGGACTAACATTTTGTGTTAATGTCATACAACGAATATAATCCAGTACTTCTTCGGTTGATTTGCTTTCCTTAGACAAGAACGGTTTGCACCACTTTGATTCCCATTTTGAAATTGAGACGAGAGAATGTTCTAACGATAACGTTTGCTTTTTAATATATGAGAAACGCTGATTCTTTTCATCCCAAAGTTCAACCTCCGGAATGGTTATCTGCAACATTATTCATCGCCTCCGATAATTAGTTAACAGACTTAATGTTGTTTGGCTTTTCAGGAGCTTCATTCTTAGGTACTACTGCATTAACAAAAGCTGCTGCAGCATTAGCATCTGTAACGAGTTCCACGAATAGCACATTATATGCCTCTGTCTGCATAAATGCGTCCGAAATCTCTTTCGACTTCTCGAAACGAACACCATCAAGACTTTTAATACCATAAGATCTTGAAATAAAATCTTTAAAAAGTTTCATAATTGTCGGGCCATCTTTAGTCTTTACGACTCTATCTGCCCATTCTGTAAAACCTCCGGAAATACCGAGTTCCATTTCTACCATTTCTGCCTTATTAAGATTAAAATAAAAATCTTCTGTTCTTTCAACACCATTGTAATCTGTGTATGTGATAGTTTTCTTAAGCATAAATATGTCTCCTTTCAAATAAAACCAATAAAAGTGTGTTCGCTCCACCCGCAAATGCTCTCTCAACACACGTGAGCCCCGCCCGAGTTTCAAAAATATGAAACTAAATTATTATTCCTTTGTAGAAACAACAGCAACGTTTCCAGCAACCGTATAAGTGCTGCCACTAACAAATGCTGTGCCATTTACAGTAACTGTACCACCAGTTACAGAAATTGTAAGAACATCACCTACAGAAATATCTGCATTATTGGAAAGCTCAACGCCATTTCTTGTAACCGTAACTTCGGTATCTGTACCCTCTGTAATTGTAAGCTTATACGTTGTCGGAGTATTGCCAAAGATCTCGATAAGCTTGTCCGGAAGCGGAAGTGTAGGTTCAGAATTCTCTGTTCCATACAGAAGTGCTTCAAGTGCAGCGATCTTGTCATCATCATTAATCTTTGTAGTATCGATAGTGATGCTGGCTGTAGGTCTAAATCCTTCTCCGATGCTTACCGGAATTGTAGATACTTCCCATGAGAAAGTAATAGCTTCCGGAGAATCGTTAATCGTAGCGTAACCCTTCTCAGAAGGAGCAGCTGTCGCATTATAGATGATATGATACTTCTTACCCTTATCAGTACCTTCTGTATCATTACCAACTTTTGTTACATAAGACATACCAAACGGTACTCTCTTCTGCTGACCAGCATATACACCATTCGCAATAGCTGCAGAGCCATCGCACTCTGCGAACTCGTCCGGATATGTATAAGCTTCGATCGTTGCCTTAAATTCCTCATTAGAAATAAGATTAAGGTACTTGATGTTATCAGCAAACAGCGGGTTTGCTTCTGCTCCCTCCGGGCTCTCAGAAACAGCTGTAAGACCATTCCATGCTACGCCCTTCTGGTAAGCGTCATTCTTATACGGATACAGAACGCCATGCTCGACACCAGTCTCGTAAAAACGTTCACCAATATTATCCCAAGTAAGTTTCATGGTAAAATTCCTCCATTAATAATAATTTATTGTATAGACGAAGTGATTCAGATTATCGCTAGTAAAGAATCGATCAAATCTACATGTAGGTATTCTTGATACTATTTTAGCAATTTCACTATCAGGATCTTCGTCTATTACTGTTACCGAATATTGATTGTGTTGCGTGTAAATTAAATTATCTGCTGAATTGTTTCTAATATTACTTAAAGAATATACAATAGCAGGATAATTCATATGTTTTGAAGCTGGCGGTTGAAAATATACATTTCGACTTTGAATCAGTAATTCTAGAAACTCTTGTAAATCTTGCTGGGTTTTAGCCATTATATACACCCCCAACCGTCAGAATTAAACGTGGATACTGCCCGGCATCGACATTAGTGATTTTCCATTTAGTACCCATGTAAGTAATATAACGCATCGAATGAAAATTTTTTCTGGCAAAGGGGTCTGCTATGATACTGAATTCATTCGAAATGTTAATATTATCATTAAGCTGGTTTGCTTGCTGAAGACTTCTAACGTTTCTTGTAATCTCTCCATAATACGGATAATCAACAATTATGTCTTTCCATATGCCTGGTCTAATTTCAGTACTTGTAGCAAACCCAATATTTTCATAAAACTTTGCCATTTTGAATTTCTCCTAAATATTATTCCCCATCTACCGCTGTAAGATAACGATGAACCAACTCTGTTGATGACGGATAAATATATGTTACATATCCAACACCATTGTCTTCTGCATAAGCAACCGGCTTTGAGTATACGCTATGATCTGTATCATAAATCATGGCACCTTTAACAAATGCCTCTTTTAATTCTTTTGTTGACATAGATGTAGAACAATGTTCATCTATAAATGCCGTATCGGTTGCCCCGTCGCAATAAATAATAGTAGCAACTACCGGAACATCTTTTGCATCTTTATAAATCTTTGTCATTTTGAATTTCCTCCTAAAATATGTCTTAATTACTCAGCAGCTCTCAGAAGAATTGCAGAATACGGTCTTGTCAGGGCGCCAGACTGTCTTGTCTCCATGAGATACAGCTGCTGGTTGTAGTTAATATCGAAATCGTCGAAGAAACTTGTCTTACCAGCATTCTTCATACCAACATTATAGTCATTCAGATCGAGAATGAGAGCATAGAAACCAGTAGGTACTACACCAGCCGGAACCTTAACAACTCTACCAACACCCATTGCAGATGCGAGCTCGTTAACGTTCTTATACAGTCTATGACCGAACTGGTCTTCCATCAGAAGCATCTTAGAAACCTGCTTAGCCTCTACAAATGCAGTTGTGTTACCAGAACCCTGATAATCATCCTGAGCCAGAACAGCTGCTGTGATAAGAGCATGCTCGAGTGTTTCGCCCTGCTGCGGAGCTACGTTTACCTTGATTGTGTAAAGATCTTCGTCAGCAATAGCCGGAATGATGCAGTCTTCCTTGATCTTGTCTTCGTCAGCCACAGAACGACCATCACCAAACAGATATGCACGAGCCTTTTCCTCGTCGAACTTAACGTTCATTTCTTCCTTGATCCACGGAATTACATCAAAATCAGCATCGATAAGATCATCACGATCAAACCTCTGCTTCTTATAAATTGTGCACGGACCAACAGATCTCTTCAGAAGCTTAAATACTTCTTCCTTCTTATACTTACCCTTAATATAACCCTTTGCACGAGCTTCAGCCTCTGTGATATCAGCAAACATCATCTTAACATTTGCGAACGGAGTTGTGTGAACGCCGCTCATTACAATGGATACCCAGCTAGTCGGCTGGTTGTTAATGAACTGCGGACGATCATAAATATTCTTATCTTCGGAATTGATGAAATCAATGTTCTCGATACCATACTCAGCCGCATGCTGCAGATAGCTCTCCTTAAGAGAACCACATCTACGACCGTCCTTAAGAACCTCGTTCAGTGCAGAATGAACCATTACATCATCTGCGCGCTCATCACTGTCAAATACGTTGTGCTTCATTTCTTCATCTCCTTCGTCTTCATCTTCATCATCGTCGTCATCGTCATCGAAATCGCCATTTTTAGCATCTTCTACAGCCTGGCCAATCAATGCATAAACAACATTCTTCTGCTCTTCTGTAAGTTCATCAAATACTTCCTTAACGGTTTTATCTTCAGCCATTTTCTTTTCTCCTTTACTTTCGGTTTTAGTTTCTTCTGGCTTAACTTCTTCTTTCTCTTCTTCTTTGTCGGCGTGTTCCAAAATAAGACCTTCTCCAGAATAAATAACAGCCTCTCCTTCAGAATCTTCACCGTGCACCATTACAGCATCAATATATGCACCGGGATTAGCACCGGCATGTACAAGACTTACTTCACGAATTGTTCCATGAAGAACATCATGCGCACTGGTCTCTCTAAGCTGGTTTGCATAGATTGAAAGCGAAACAATATCGCCATGCTGAACTAATGCTTTCGCAATGGCTCCACTTTCTGTGTCGTTAAAGTAACAATATGAATAAACACCTTCATCTCGATTCTCCAGCATCGCATGGCCCAAGACATTACTAGGGTCATTGTGCTGATGATTCCAAACGAGCGGAACTTTCTGACCATCACACTCTTTGAAAGCGTTCTTCATAATCTTACGACCATCAGAACAACGGAGATCGTTTCTAGTGGCCCAGCCACTAAAATCACATTTTTCCCCCATTTTGAATTTTCCTCCTTATAAATTTTTTACTGCTCATTCTCTTCATAGTTTTCGTCATCTTCATAGTATTGTGGATCTTCTTCATAACCTTCTTCTGGCGGAGCATTCAAATTCTTATTTCTAAGTTCGTCTGCTGCCGGATCCATAGATGGCTTCATTCCAATAACCTGTCTAATTTCATTCGAAGACATGATTTCATTTCTTGTCATCTTATCTGCGATTTCAGCCATTTCAGATACAGGAACGAGTTTGAATGGATCTCTAAAGAACATGATTGACTGTTTCTGGGATCTAGCAGTTTTAGTTAGGAACTTTCTTTTCATCTCACCTACTATAGCAGACAAAATCGGTTCGATAGTTCGGTTAAAATAATTCAACATTGTTTTCTCATCTGCAGAACCGTCTAATACACCCTGAGTGATACCTAACTGGCTATATAGCATACTCGTTAAATATTCAATCTGAGACATCAGTCGATTCTCTACAGGTCGATTAAGCTGAGTTATGTGTTCCGTTCCATCTGTATAAGCAATACCATACTTAGAACCCGCCAACTGCTGTTCAATATCATGACGACGCTGTTCAGCTTGGGCTCTACGAGCTTCTGTCTTAATAATATACGGGAGCTGAATAATAAGATCCAATTTACCAGAGCTATTCTGTTCATCAATAACGTCTAACAAATTAAGCTTTCTAATCAAACGCTGCATTGTTGAGTTTGGTTCATTGATTACAGCATACAATGGATTTTCAATAATTGCTACGGTTCTCTTTGGGACGGTAACTTCTTGTCTTTTTCCCGTTTTTTCATTGTAAAGTTCAACTTTAACATGTTCCGGAAACCACTTTGTGATTTTGCCGACGCGCATAGTTTTAATCTTATATGTGTCTGTAAAATTTGGATTTCCGATTGTATCAACAGGGACAATCGCTACGCAACCTTCATCAAACATTGACATTACAATATCCTGAACAAATGCTCTTCCGGTTTGGTCAATATTTGCTTCTAGAGTTAGGCAATTATTAAGGTCGTCCTCGATTGTTTCGATATAACGATTATTATCATCAAGTCTGACATGTAATATGTCAACAGCTGCAACGTCCATTGCGATTCTATTATAAACAGAAGTTACGATTGTTCTTTCGTTACCTTTGGTTAATCGAATTCTGTCAGGTCTGTAATAAGAACTGTAGCTTTGGTTTACATAACGAGGCGTGGGGTCTCGATTTAAAAACACATTCCAGGCTCGTTTAGCTCTGGAAATTAAAGAATCTGACTCCATTTTGAATTTCTCCTTTTATTTTTTACGGCGCAAAACATCCTTCACACCAATGCCTTGACTTTTAAGATACTTTAAAGATTTTATAGTTGATTTATTATATTTCCTTGCTGAATCTCTAGATTTAGCTTCCAAATTACTAGCCTGTCGTTCAGTTAATGCTATTAATCCTTTATCACCGTGAGCTTTTAATTTAGTCTGTTCTCTCCAACTATTTGCTGTATTTGAAGCTGTATCTAAAACATGCTTTGATGCTGCTGATTTGATACGTTTACCTGGGGTGTTTGGTCTTACATCTACCCCTTGACTTTTAAGATACTTTAAAGATTTTATAGTTGATTTATTATATTTCCTTGCTGAATCTCTAGATTTAGCTTCCAAATTACTAGCCTGTCGTTCGGTTAATGCTATTAATCCTTTATCACCGTGAGCTTTTAATTTGGTTTGTTCTCTCCAACTATTTGCTGTTTTTGAAGCTGTATCTAAAACATGCTTTGATGCCGTATCTTTTATACGCTTACTATATTTATAAGCCCCATAAGCAGCTAATGCTGTACCTGCTACGCCAAGACCAATAGCTACTTTTTTCTTAGTGCTCATCTTTTTCCTAGGACCTTTAGATTTATTGTTTTTTGCATTAGAAGACTTTGACCTGCCACCAGAATTACCGCCTGATGTTCTTCTACTTTTATTAACTCCCGGAGAACCATCATCTGTGTATCTTCCCTGCGCTCCAGATTTGTAAGAGCCATCGGTGTTCTGATACCTTCTAACGCCCCATTTCTGACCTCTTACGCCATGATGATAAAGTTCGTCGGTAAATATGATTTGATATGGCATATAAACCTCCTTTTAATCCTTCAACTTACTACTTACATATAGGGTTCCGAGTGTTCCAATAATTGCTGACGCAACTGCTCTGCGGCCTACTGTACTAACTCGAGCTTTAGTATATGCTGTAGATGGTGTATCGCCTTGCTCAATGACATACTTAGCGGCTCTTTGATGAACAAACGACGGTCCAAGAATTATTTTATCAAAAGCATTTCCGCCAAGACTTCTGTAATTTTTTCTAAGATCTTTTGCGACCTCTTTTCTTGTCGCTTTATCTGCTTTTTTACCGATATGTCTTTTTCCTTCAGAAGTAAGTTTACCATATTTATCTTGAAACCTTCTTACGCCCCACTTCTGACCCTTTACTCCATGATGGTAAAGTTCATCAGTAAATGTAATTTGATATGGCATATAAACCTCCTTTTAAACATTAATTTATAACTTTCATTCGTCCTTCAAGACGCGGGAGAGATGCATCATACTGACCAATCCAATCAAGTATTTTATTTGCTTTATGAACTGCGTACGCTGTTACTCCAACGGCTGCTACAAATTTTGCTGCCGATTTAGCAAGTTCCGTATTTTCAATTTTATTAGCGTATTTCTCGCCTTTTTTCTGAACCATACTATTATGTATCGATCGCGACGCTCTAATGTTTGCCTTTCTATATGCCTTTGCATACATCTTTTTTGTCTTCTTTTCAGATTTTAAATCTGTATAATCTGCTTTTTTATTATAAACATTTGTTAATGCATCATCTGTATCTTTTACGCTTTGCTTATACCTTTTATATCTGTTTTTTCCTATCGCTCCTATGCCAAATATGCCAGCATTTTTTCCTTCTGTTAAACGAGCTTTTTTATAAGTTCTTTTAGCTTCTTTAAGATCATAACGAGCTTTTCCAGCTGCAGTAAGAGAACCGTCATCGTTTCTAAAACGTCTAATGCCCCATTTCTGGCCTTTGATGCCATGATGGTAAAGTTCATCGGTAAATATGACATTGTAACTCATTTTTCGTTAGCTTCTCCTTTCTTTTTGTTAATTTTTCTACGAATAGCTAAACCACTTCCAGCTCCAACGGCGCCAACAGCAGCGCCAGAAGCAAAATCTTCAAGATAATCAATCGGCTTATGATTTACTAATAAGAAATCTTTAGCGTTTTTATACTTTCCGGTTCTAAGTTTATAAGCCTTTCTGGCATAATGATCATCAAACTTTTTTGCAAGTTTTCCATAATACCTAGATTTTCGTTTTTCTTTTATAGCGCCTTTAATATCTCCAGAAGTTTTTAAAAATCTGTAATTCATATCAGATTGATTCTTGGACTTCAAAGCTTCTGTTACTACTTTTTTACCAATTTCAATCTGCCTTTTTGATGCTTTATTTCTAATATGCTGTCTATACTTATGGGTTCCATATGCAGTTAGCGCTCCAGCACCGACTATACCAGCACCAATAGCGACTTTTTTAGCTGTTGACTTTCTTTTTTCATTTCTAGCATATCGCTCTTCGCCTTCTTTAGTAAGTGATCCATCTTCATTGCGATAGCGTCTTATACCCCACTTCTGGCCTTTTATACCATGATGGTAAAGTTCGTCGGTAAATATGACTTGATATGGCAACGAGCATCACCTCCTATACAAATAAACATATTTATCAGAATAATCATGAGGTTCTGTATCTTCAACAAAACCGTGTTTTTTGGCTAAATTTATAGAAGCAGTATTGTTCTTGTCTGCTATCCATTCCAATTCTTTTATGGATTTTTTACCATAACGATCCATCCATTTTGTAACAGATTCTACATTTTTTGATGCTAAACCTTTTCCTCTATACTTTGGATCATTTCTAGTGGCCAACGCGATTTGTCCAGTACTTCCTCCATTTGACCAAACTTCGATAAATGAAACTGGGGTGTTTTTGTATTTGCTAACAAAAGAAACCGCTTTGTTTGAGAGCATTTCATTTTCATGGTTTTTGTCGATCCATTCTTCATTGTCTTCGGCGCCTAAAAAATCACGTTCCTTTTTAGATAATGTTTTTACAATATCATTAATATCATCAGTATATGGTCTATTACGTTTGACATTTCTCCGTAATCGCTCTCTCTGTTTTCCAGAAACTGTAAGAGTTCCATCTTTATTACGATATCTTCTAACTCCCCATTTCTGACCTTTAATACCGTGATGGTAAAGTTCATCCAAAAAATCCATATAACTTTACCTCCTCATTCAAAAGCATCTCTATTTAATTTATAAGCAATATAAGCGTCCATCATTGCTGCTACAGCGTCGATTTTTTGGTCATATCGCTTCTTAAATAATTTTCTATTTCCATTTGTGTCTTCTAATGTTATGCAGTTACCCATCGTAAACGTCATTAATTCTTCATCAAATATGAGTTTACGATCTTCTGCTAAATCTTTAAGTTCTCCAAGTGGCACCGATTCTGTTTTTGCACCCTGAATGACTTTTTCTACGCCGAACGGTCCGTTCTCAGCAGTCCATCGGTCAACAAAGTCTTTTGCATTATACGGGTCGTAACCGAGACAACGCACATCATAACCTCTTTCAGAAATATGATTATCTAGATCTTCATAAACCTGAATCATATCAAGTACGGTACCTTCTAGTACAATAAGACTTCCTTCATCCATAAATTCGTTATACTTTAACCTCATATTAGGTTGAAGTTTACTTAATGTTCTCGAAGAAATATAGTTTCTTGTTTTAATTCCAAAAGATCCATTCGGTAATGGAAATAAAAATGTAAATGCACAGAAGTCGTCACCTTGAGAAAGGTCTGCTCCAAGAGCACATGGCATCTGCCAAAAATCTCTTTTTCTATGACATTTGGTTTCCTCGTAAGTAAAGTAATATGTATAACCTTCCATCGGAATTCCAAATCTTTTTGCTAATATGTCATTACGCTGAGACGGTACGTTTTCTGCTCTTTCTACTTCAGACTGATAGGTTTCATAACTTACGGTCTTTCCAAGATTTGGGTTAGCTTTTAACCACATCTCTGGGTTATTAACTTCATCTATGGAATCAAGTTTATACCACCAAATCGAAACATGGGGGTTAATGTAATCTCCTTTTAAAATGTTTCTTAACTCCATTTTGATTTCGTCACCAGCTCCGTTACGAACTGTTCCTTCAGAACTCATTGCTATAATGACATAGTCATCTATCTTTGATGCGCCTTGTTCAATTGCGCCAATTACATCTTCTCTGATATCTCCTGAAAGCCATTCGTCTACTGTCGAAACTTTAACTCGTAAGCCTTGGAGTTTTGCTACAGACATAGGTCTGATTTCCAACAATGACCCAGTTAAGAAATTCTCAATGCCTTTCTTTGTAGATGCTAGTTTCATTCTTTTAGCTTTTGAACCGGTAGTATTTTGTAACGAACCTTCTGTTAAAAACTTGTAAAGAGGACCTCTTGATCTAATGATCGCGGTTCTTATTGGCGACATTACTTCTTCTGCCTGTTTCATTGTTGGGGCAGTTGTAATCTGATGTGTTGTTGATGTGTCAACATTAATGAAAAAGTTTTGAACACACGAACCATACATTGACTTTGCTCCGCCTCGTCCAAGAATAATAAACTGCTTATGAATAAGTCTCTTCTTGAATCTCTTTTGGACAAAATGTCCACCGTGTCCATCTGCATTTGGTTCGTATACGCTTTTTTCCTCAAAGTAATACCATCCAAATAAATCTTCAGCCCAAAGTTTAAATGAATCCAAAAGTACTAGATCTGAACCGTCTGTTAGTGTTAACTCATTCTCGCAATAAGCTATAAAACCTTCAACAGCTTCATCATCATACCAAATTCCCGGATTAGCAATAAGATCGTCGATTCTATTCATCTGCATAGAGATTTCTTGATTTACTGGTATTTCACCTCTAATTACGGCGTTTCGAAACTCGCCGTAGTATTTTGGTACAGCCGTGTTTGATAACGCCATTTTGAATTTCTCCTTGTTATAATGATTTCTTCAACTTATTAATTGCAGATTCATTTGCTTTTGCCATGTCGTTCCATTTTGTCATTTCATATTCTTTAACTAATGATTGCGCTTTCTGAAAGTATTTATCGTTTTTATAAGTTTCATATAGATCTTTACTATAAATCTTTTTAAATGTATTATTAAATAATTTCTCGTAATCTGTTTCGTATCCTTTTCTGTCAGCAAAGTTTTTTCCGTATTTTTTTCTCTGCTCTCTATTAAACTTATCAATTCCACCGTTATTCATGATATCTGCAGATTTATTATAAGCATTAGCCCATACTTTATTTTGATTGGCAGCAACGGACTTTTCGGCTTTTGTAGCTAATTTTTTATACTTTTTAGATAGTCTTTTCTTTCCAGATTCTGTTAATGTTCCATCTTTATTACGATATCTTCTTACGCCCCATTTCTGACCTTTAATACCATGATGGTAAAGCTCATCGGTAAATATGACATTGTAACTCATTTTCCTCTCAACTCCTTCATAGCTAAAGCAATTGCCAGCGACGATCCTGCTACACCAAGAACACCGCCAGCAACAGAAAGAGTATCTGAAACGATTTCTCTTCCTCTTCTACGATTAGAGTTGTTCGTCTCATTAAAAAGCTGGTCATACTGTCTTTCAAGTAGTTCACGATTAATTTTATCTCTCATTTCTTTATCGCTCATCTTTGAAAGATCCATCTTCTTAGTTTTTCTTCCGGAACCTCGTGTTGTTCTTTCAAGAGTATCAAGATCAGTTACTAAATTTTTTGATTCTCTAACAAGATTTCTAGATCTAGTAATATCTTCTTTTACCCATCTATTAGGATCTGGTTTAGAAGTATCTACTCTATTATCTTTCTTTTTTGATAGATTCTCACGAATATCTCTATCATATCTTCTTTTTCCGGCTTCGGTCAAAGTGCCATCGGTGTTACGGTATCTTCTAATACCCCATTTCTGTCCTTTAATACCCCAATGAATAATATAGTTACTCATGGCGATGTCACCTCCTTATTTTCTTTTGGGTCTACAGCAACGTTAATTCTCCATTCCAATTCTGAAAGTACCTTGTTAATAGACTCCATAACTGAAGAACTAAGAGGAGGATCAAAAAGTATTCTTGTTTTCTTAGATACATATGTCTTTACAAGATTTAAAACTAAAGATTCAGAATCTGAAATATAATCAGTCCATAATGTAGATGCGTCACTAATAGAAAAACCAGTTTCTGGTCCAACTCCTAGCTGAGTTAAAACAGAAAAAGCAGTGTTAATATCCATTATAATGTCTGGATCAAAGTGAGTATAATCTTCAGCTATACCCAAATCTTTCTTTACTGATGTTAATATGCTATCCAATTAATTATCCTCCTTTCGAGTTTAATTTCCACGGGCAAGTGTCGTATTTCTTTCTTTCAATTGGTTCTTGATACAATTCTTCATCATTTCCATAATGTATTGCTCTATGCGTTGCTTCTGAAACGCAAACTAAATATTCAGGATTTATTGCTATTTCATTTTGATTTAATATGTCTTGCAAAAGAATTGGATTCATATGATGAATAATTATCGACCCTTGGATCTGCAGATCTGGAATTGCTAAATCGCAACCGAAATCTCTATCAATAATTTTATCACGTATGTTTCTCCAAAAACTAGAATGATAAAATCTTTGGTTTACATACCTGTCAAATCCAAAAGTCTCTTCACCAACGACACCGTCAATCTTTAAATAATCATATCTTTCTTTGAAAGTTTTTAATGTTAATAATTCTGAATATGTTCTAATCTTCGGAATCATTAGCGACGCCCCCTCCACTATAATTACGCATGGCTTTTAAAGCGTTCTCATATAATTCTTCGACCTTTTCCGCAGACTTTAATGCTTGCGTTTTTGCTTTTAAAAGTTCGTTCTCCCGCTCTAATTTTTCTTTCTCTAGCCTTGCTACTGTTGTGCCTAATTTCAAATAATGAGTTATAACTTGCGATGATGCTGTTCCTTCCATTAATTGCTTTTCTGCTAGGTCAACAGCTAGAGAAATTAATTGGTTTTCTCTAGATTCAGTGGTTAAGGCTGGTCGCATTTTTCTAGGTTTTTCCGAAGACGGTTGCTTCTTTTGTCTACCCATAAAAATAACAGCCTCCTTCCATACAAATCAATTAAATTTTATAGCACTATGAGAGTTCACAAAACGCATGGCAAACTAAAGGACCAAATAATAAACCAATAAATATCTGAAAGGAGATAAAAAGAATACGTGAATATTCGTTTTACGTTCTGTGAACCCTAATAGTGCTATAAAAATATAGTTTAATGTAAAAAGAGGTCCTAGCTAATATGCTAAGACCCCTAATTACATTAAAAATGACTTTTACTACAGAAGTAAAATATTTACATGCTCATTCGATCAATCATGTCCATGTAATTCTGGCGCTCGTCTTCGGTTCTTGCATTTCTAGCCATCATCCTTAAACGATCGACCATTTCGTCATTGCCATGACCGCTATAGCCGGAAGGCATTGTTTCTCTGCTTGTATACCGACCACGCATGTCTCGACCTCTTGCGTAAGAATTATAAGAATTTGTATTCGGATAGTCTTCCAAATATGTTCTGGAATAACCATCTCTTTCTGAATTATGCATAGCCTCGATAGTCGTTATGTCTTTAATAACATCTACCATCTTATAGACGGCATCGAGATCGGACATGCTCATTTCTTCTTTTTTACAAATCTTCTTTAATTCTTCATTGAGTTTATCGTTAATATCGTCTAGAACTCTCATTTGTTATCCTCCTTAAGCCTTTCTATTGATAGAAATACTTCCATCAATAACATTAATACTTGGTGTAGGGGTGGTTGTTCCATCCACTACGCCGGAAACATACTCAGCAGATACCGTAAAACAACATCCTCTCGGGACATCGATCATTGTTCTACTTGTAACGTTTCCATACTCATCAACAGCCGCAGGAGTGTAAATACTTCTACTTCCTAATCTCTGTTCGCCATTTACGGTAATAGCTACAGCAATAGGAGATACTGCTCCTCCTGTAGGAATTGCAATATTTCCTGTAAACTCCACTTCGTATCTGGCAAAGCAATTGTTGGTTTTACCTTTTAGAATAAAAATACCAGACCCGCTTTGGTGATACACATTACCATTCGGGCACGGTATAGAATCAAGAAAAGAAATCGGCGAATTCAGTGGGGCTGTTTCTACCGAATCTCTTGTTAAATATTCCGCCATATAATCACCTCACGTTACATTCCGCAACCGCATCCGCAATTCTGATTTCCCTGATTACATGTGAAAATCGGTGTTCTACCATAAACCGGAGTTGACGGAACTGGGCAATTAGAAAGACGATTATAAAGTGCATCTACCTCGTCACTTAAACCCTTCTGAATGAAAGAATTCTGAGCGGACTGAGAAGCTGCAAAGTTAGCCATAGTAAGCTGTCTCTCAAGGTCTGCAATCTTCTCGTTTTTAGCGTCAATCTTGTCATTGCACATCTGATCTAAGATTCGCTGAGTGGAAGCTGTCTGATTGGCAATAATATCGCGAACGCCTTCATTTACTGCCTGTCTATCAGAGCATGCTTCTCTAGCAATATCGGCACCAAGATTTGCTACTGCAAGACGGTTCTCGCAACAGCACTGAGAGAGCTGGGAACCGAGATTGTTAAATCCAGCATTTACAGTCTGAGCATCTGCAAATCGCTGGTTCATGGCATCAATGGTTCTATTGCAATTTGCTACTTCTGCACTAGAGAAACCATTAACTACTGCATTTTGAATTCCGGACAACTGACTGGACATTGCTGCGGAATCGAATCCGCGATTCACGTCGTTCTGTGTTGCTGTATTCCACATGTATGGAAGAACACCATTGGTTCCACAAGATCCATATGAACCGTTGTTATTGTTTCCCCAGCCATTACCGGCGAGTAAGAGCAAAAGAATAATCCATGCCCAATCGCCGCCGAAACAGCTATTGCCAAAACCGCCAGCATTACCCGAACCATACATTGGTGTAACTGGCATTACCATGTTGCCTGTGTCATTAGAAATCATAAACAATTTCTCCTTCAAAAAAAATTTTTATTCCATCGTTGCGCAACTAATAGAATCTAAATAAAACTGGCGATTAACGCCTGAGTAAATTTTGAATTATGGGATTGTTTCTCATTTGCATCAGATTGTTAACTTGCTGTTGTGAAACTTGATTAGTGTTTAACAAGTGCTGCAAAATTTGATTTGGATCGTTCATCATTAAAGGAAAGTTAAATTTTTGCGATAGCATCCCCAAGGGGTTCTGTTTAAACTGCATAAGCATGTTTTCAAAACCGTTATTAGATTGAAACTGTTGGTATATGGGGCTAGGCATCTATTAAGTTCCTTTCTCTACTTCTTTTTGTGAATTTCTAATTATCCTCGTTCTTTTCATATCAGATCTTATCTCTTCTTTAAAGTCTTCAAATTCTTGTTTTGTAACATAAGGATTTTCGCTTTGATTGGGGTTGTCAATTTTGTTAGAATTTGGAACACGTTCGGTATAATCAAAGATTCTCAATGGTAGAGGCATACCACTTTGATCTGTACTCTTAATATACATTACTGGGTTTTCACTATCCATCAGCAATGCAGATTGACCAGCAGCCACAGGATATGACTTTGCAGCGTTTTCTCCCTGTACCCAATTAATACCGGAATAATTTTGCTGCACGTTCTGCTGATTACCAGATTGCGCTGGCATGTATTGAGGTTGATAAAACTGAGGAATGTAATTGTTATATAACATTTACTTTACCGTCTCTTTCTTAAAATAGTAGATTGGAATTTCTTTTCCGCTGTCCCATGTATCATAGTAATCACCATTAATACAGGTAATAACATGCGATCCAGTTGCCAACACAAATCGACCTGTGCGATTATCATTACAAAAGTCTTCAACTGTGTAACAATCTGGGCATTCGTTTGGTATCATGTACGCTTTGAAACCTTTACTTTTCAGATATGCCATCCAAATAGCATTAGATGAAGGCATGTCTTTTAATTCATAGCCCTTTGAGGTAACCCCCAAATATGTAGAGTCCCAATCTTGATCTAAAGCGAGGCTTAAAGCTCTAATCACACAATCACCAACCAAAATTGACTTTGGATTTGGGTTATAGTATTTCCAACTCATTTTTCGTGTTTACTTTCACCTCACTATCTCTAAAAATATAGGTACTTCACATTTGGTTTAATTGACTTTTACATAAATATCTACAGTGTTTGACAGGGTTTATAGAAGGTTATTATGGGCGTCAAAGCCTACAATATAGGATCTGCGGGAGAGGCATTAAAAATGTCAAGTAATTGTAGGTAACATTCTACAAACCCTACCAAGCACTGTGGGTAAATATGTAAGGGAAAAATCAAATTTTACCCCCGGAGAATTTTTTAAG